CAGATACTACAGGTAAAGTGGTATTTAAAGGTAACGCAAATAGAGGTTCAGGACAATTTGTATTAAACTGTGAGAATAACTCGCACGGTATAATTATAAAAGGGCCTCCTCATAGTGCAGGGGCTAGCTATACGTTAGTACTACCAGATACTGATGGAGCTGCAAATCAGGTACTTAAGACAGATGGAAATGGTAATTTAGCTTTTGTTAATCAAAGCTCTGGCAATGCCATAGCGGTTAAAGATGAAGGAACTAGTTTAACTACTGCTGTATCTACAATCGACTTTGCAGGTGCTGGTGTTACTGCAACTGAATCTAGTGGTACGGTTACTGTTACGATACCCGGTGGAGGAAGTAGTACTCAAAATGAAGTATCAACTTTTATTTGGACGGGCGGGTATCCAGTAATGGGTGCTGGAAGCTCTTCTACCCTAGGTACTAGTTATAGTACTAGTACCAATATGTTGGTGTTTGATATTCCTAGTAGTACAACTAATTTGCGTAGATCGTATACTTCTAAATCGATTTTAAATGTAAGCGCTTCCGGCGCCGAAAGCAGCCAAATAGTGTATATTAGGCTTCAAATTAAAGCTCCAGGAGCTTCTACTTCAAGAATAACGCTAGGTACTGCAAATTTTTATCAAACACTTGGAACTAGCTATGGGGCTCGGACCAAATGGTATATTTCTGGAAATGTTACAAAGTATTTAAGTGGATCAAAGATATCAAGTTCGAGCATAGGAGGAAAGGTTTCTAAGACTAATAGCAACAGTCCTTCCTCGACTCAACAGTGGAATCTTGAAACCGCCTGGTATGATTCTGCAAATGATAGAACTTATTTTATTACGCCATATAATGGTGCAGCTCAAATGTTTTATAGTGGTAGCGCGGCAGCTACTGTATACTTAGATCCATTTGGATATGCCGCGGTAAATACATGGGTAACTTTTGATGAAAGCAAAGAAGCTTACCGGATGCATACATATAATATGGGAGCGACAATGGTTCAATCATTACCATTGGTATATTCGTCGTATGCAATGCAGTGTAGATTACAGTGGAGAAAATGGGCCTCTGCTGGAGCCACCTATCTTGAAGATGTAACTGGTGAAATTGTTAGTATGCCTATAGCATAGAGGATATAAAAATGTTTGTAATAGGAAAAATATTAAGTAACGAAGAAAACGAAATTGTAGATATGGTTAAAGTGGTGACTAGTTCACATGATACATTAGAGCAAGCTATTTCGCAAATGACACTATTAATAGAAAATCAAAGCTCTGACGCAAATATAGTAGAATTTTTTCATGGTGTCAAGCGTATAACTGGACCAAACGATTCAGATTATGAGATTGATATAATATCTACCGTAGATAAAACAGAATAATAATTACAAAAATTAAACTGTATAAATATAGTAAAGAGGTATTTTAAATGGCAAAACCAAACAGTAGAGCAACTTTAATTGATTACTGCCTTAGAAATCTAGGTGCACCAGTAATTGAAATTAATGTTGACGACGATCAGCTAGATGATAGAATAGACGAAGCTCTACAATTCTATCAGCACTATCATGCGGATGCCATTGAAAAAGTATTCTTAAAACACGAGGTTACACAGGGCGACATCAATAATGGCTATATTCCAATTCCGGATTTAGTAACTGACGTCATTAGAGTTTTGCCTATTAGAGATCAAAGCGGAAGCAGTAGCTTATTTGATATTAAATATCAAATGCATCTAAACGATATGTTTAGTCTTGGATACATGGGTAATCTATTAGAGTACGCTATGACTAAAGAATATCTTTCCACCTTGGACCTTATTATTGATTCAGACGAAAAGTTCACTTCATTTGATCGACATAGAGATCGCTTAAGAATTGAAATGGATTGGGAAGAAGAAGTAAATGTAGGCGACTTCCTAGTTGTAGAAGGATATAGAATTATTGATCCTACTACATTTACTGATGTTTATAACGACTACTACTTAAAAAAATACGCTACAGCACTTATCAAAAAGCAATGGGGCGCCAATCTACTAAAATTTGAAGGAATGCAAATGCCTGGCGGGGTTACTTTTAACGGGCGCCAATTGTTTGATGATGCCTTACAAGAATTAGAAAAATTAGAAGAAGAAGTTAGACTAAACTGGGAGCAACCAGTAGACTTCTATATAGGATAATTAATGCCTAGAAACGTATACTTTTCTCAAGCCGTTAGGTCGGAACAGCACCTATACGAAGATCTGGTAATTGAATCGCTAAAAATCTTTGGACAAGATGTATACTATGTGCCTCGCAATCTTGTTAATAGGGATAATATATTAGGCGAAGATGTAGCATCTAACTTTGACGATGCTTATTTATTAGAAGCATATATCGAAAATGTTGATGGCTTTGAAGGAGCTGGTGATTTATATCAAAAGTTTGGTCTTGAGATAAGAGACGAAGCTTCATTTGTAATATCTCGTAGATCTTGGAATACTATGATTGGCTCATACGAAGCTATTAATAAACCAAGAGAAGGTGATCTACTATTCCTACCGATGACTAACTCATTTTTTGAGATTACATTTGTAGAAGCAGATAAACCATTCTATCAATTATCTAACTTACCAGTTTATAAACTAACATGCGCTCTCTTTGAATATAATGATGAGACATTCGATACTGGACTGCATGAGATTGATGGTACTATGGGTGCCGAAACTTATCAGCTAGGAATGAGAATAACCTCAAGCGGTGGATTCCCAGTAAACGAAGAAAGATTAACGCAAACTTTGGTAGATGCTGTCGGTGATACACCAGCTGTACAGATATCTGGTAAGGTGGAAACAATCACGGAAGAATCTGAACCAAATACTGCAGTAATAAGCTTATCTGATATTGGCGTTACTGGAGCTACTGAATATAGACAATTTGTGGTATCTAATAGCAAAGGCCTAGTTGGCTCGGTGTCTGGTACAACATCGTATATTACAAAAATATTCGATGTTGGTGATGATGATACTGATAACTTTATGCCGACCGATGGTAATGCTCAAAACGTAGCATTTGAAACATTTACTGACAATTTCTTAGACTTTACGGAAACCAATCCATTTGGTGATCCCTCGGAGAACTTCTAATGTTTGGTGGACATTTTTATCATGCAACCATGCGTAAATCAGTGGCCGTTTTCGGTACACTGTTTAATAACATGAATATTGTACGAAAGTCAAATACTGCGGTATTGAGCCAAGTAAAGGTTCCACTATCTTATGGACCTAAGCAAAAATTCTTGTCTAGGCTAGATCAAGAACATGGTAGGAATCAACCTGTGGCATTAAAGCTTCCTCGAATGGCATTTGAGATTACTAGCCTTTCGGTTGATACTGCACAAAAGACTAGTAAGCTGAATAAAATTGTAGAAAATCATGGCAGTGATGTTACTAAAAAGAAAACTATATCGCATTACACTTCCTATGATATTGGAATGTCATTGTACATATTGGCCAAAAACCAAGACGATGGATTGCAGATAGTAGAACAAATACTTCCTTATTTTCAACCAGACTACACAGTATCAATTAAGCCAGTAGAAGGATTTGATTTTAAGCAAGATGTTCCGATCATCTTAAATGGAGTCAATATTCAAGATGATTATGAAGGTGATTACCAATCGCGTAGAGTATTAATATACCAATTAGACTTTACGATGAAGATGAAGTTTTATGGGCCGACGAATGACAAGTCTATAATTAGATCAGTGGACTTAGACACAGTCGACTTAGATTCATTCTCAGAGAATGCTCCTAATACATCGGCTTTGCAAGAAGTTGACATGGGAGTAGGAAATACAGACACACCAGATGACTTTACAGTTACTAAGACAATAGATGATGAACCTGGCTTTTAAATATGGACAAATTAGATAAGATGAGAAGCTCACTGGAGAAGAATCTTCCAGTTAAACCAGAAGCTTCTAAAGTGATTGAAGAAAAAGACATAAAAGATGATTATGAATTTTCTCGTGAAACTTACAGAGACTTAATAAGAACTGGAACTCACTCTCTCGATTCACTTGCAGAACTTGCGAGAGAATCAGAACACCCCCGCGCATTTGAAGTTTTATCTAAATCCATAAAAGATATTGCTGATACTACAGAAAAACTAATGGCCCTACAGAAAGCTAAAAAGGATCTTTCCAAAGACGATAAGCAAGACGAAGCCAAACGTGTGACGAATAATAATGTATTTGTAGGTTCTACTACGGACTTGCAAAGAATGTTGATGGATAAAGATAAAATTATAGATGCAGAAGATTAAGAATAATGAGTTTGGTTATCTAGGAAATCCCTCGGTAAAGAGAGATGGAGTAGAAACTGAATTTACAAAACCTGAAGTTTTAGAATACGCCAAATGCATGCAAGATCCTGCATATTTTGCGCGGACATATCTTAAGGTGATATCACTTGATAGTGGATTAGTTCCGTTTGATTTATATCCATACCAAGAAAATATGTTTAATCATTTCAATGATAATAGATTCTCTATCGTACTAGCATGTCGCCAATCTGGTAAATCTATTTCATCTGTAGCGTATTTACTCTGGTATGCTTGTTTCCACCCTGAAAAGACCATTGCAATCTTAGCAAACAAAGGTGCTACAGCAAGAGAAATGCTAGCCCGTGTAACACTCATGTTAGAAAACCTACCATTCTTTTTACAACCTGGCTGTAAGGCATTAAATAAAGGGTCAATTGAGTTTAGTAACAATTCAAAGATTATTGCAGCAGCTACGTCAGGTAGTTCTATTCGTGGTTTATCAATTAACTTACTATTTCTCGATGAGTTTGCATTCATTGAGAATGATGCGCAGTTTTATACATCGACATACCCAGTAGTATCTTCCGGTAAAAAAACAAAAATTATTATTACCTCCACGGCTAACGGAATTGGTAACGTATACCATAAATTGTGGGAAGGTGCAAGTCAAGGCACAAACGAATTTAAGCCATTCAGAGTAGATTGGTGGGACGTTCCAGGACGCGATGATAAATGGAAAGAACAAACCATTGCTAATACTTCTGCCTTACAGTTTGATCAGGAGTTTGGTAATACCTTCCATGGTCGCGGCAATACGCTCATTGATGCTAATCATTTATTAGCACAGCAAGCAGTAGATCCAAAATATCATAGGGAAAATATCTCCATCTACAAGGAGCCACAGGAAGGCCACGAATATGTTATGCTAGTTGATGTTGCTAAGGGTAGAGGCCAAGACTACTCAACCTTTAATATAATCGACTGTTCTACAAAGCCGTTTGAACAAGTTGCAACATTTAGAGATAATACATTATCGCCTATGTTATTTCCTGATATTATTTACAAATATGCTAAAACATATAATGAAGCATATGTTCTCGTAGAAAGTAATGATCAGGGTGCTGTAGTTTGTAATGGGCTATATTACGATTTAGAATACGAAAACATTTTTGTAGAATCTTCTATTAAGAGTAATGCTATCGGCGTTACCATGACGCGAAGAGTAAAGCGTATTGGTTGTTCTACCATTAAAGATTTAATTGAGCAGAAGAAACTGGTTGTATACGACGCAAACACGATTGTTGAAATGTCAACCTTTGTTTCAAAGGGTAGTTCATATCAAGCAATTGCGCCTAATCACGATGATCTAATGATGAATTTAGTTCTATTTGGTTGGTTTACTTCCACTGATGTATTTGAAAATTTAACAAATATAGACGTAAAGAATCTGCTATATAAGGAAAGATTGGCAGAGATTCAAGACGATATGTTGCCTTTTGGCTATATAGATAATGGCCAAAACCGTATAAATAGTGGTGAGAAAGGAGACGACGGCAACATCTGGTTTGAACAGGAGTGGAAGGGCTTCAAATGAAAAGACAACTAGTAAGAAAAATAATAGAAAAGCGTCATGCTAAAGAGCAGGAGACGTATGTTTTAAAGGAAGAAACTAAAAAATACAAGTTTGTATACCTATGGTATGACGATCCCGAAGATCCTGATGACCCAGAAAAGACTGCTAACGACTTTATTGAAGAAGGTAAAAATCTTGGACTTACTGGATTTAAAGTTGATGTGCAAGGTGCCTATTCTGATTTAGAAAATGGCGTAAGATATATTTACGATGGAATGTCAGAAAAGGAACGTAAATTTAAAATCGATGATAATACTCTCGTATTCGTACGAGCTCCGGTTACAAAAAGAAAGTCTTGGTCAGACTTCTTGACACAGCTGGAAAGGGCAGGTGTAGTATGTGTCAACACTCGCTCATGTATGGAAATTACATCGGACAAATATAGAACAAGCTTGTATCTTGCGGAGGCAGAATTACATCAGCCTAAAACAGTATTGGTCCACCATCAAGAAAAAGCAATTGATGCTATGGAAAGATTAGGCGGTAAATATCCAATTATACTTAAGACTCTTACAGGTTCACTCGGCATTGGTGTAATTAAAATAGATTCAGAAAGCTCTTTGCATTCTACGGTTCAGTTACTCCATAAGCTAGATCCAAATATGGGTATCCTATTGCAAACTATGATTAAAGATTTTACCTTTGATATTAGAGCACACGTTATTGGAGGTAAATTCCATGGAGCAATTAAAAGGCCTACAGTAAAGAAAGATTTTAGAACTAACGTATCTTTAGGCTCAAAACCAGCTCCAATAGAATTAACGGATTTAGAAATAGAACATGTAGAAAAAGCAGCAAAAGCTGTTGATGGATTATGGGTAGGTGTAGACATATTTCCCTCGAAAGATAGAAATAAAATTCCTCCAACATTTATTGAAATTAATTCTACGCCTGGAACAAGGGGCTATAGGAAAGCTACTGGAGAAAACCTACCTAAAGACGTATTGGAAAAATTTATGAATAGAGACATATGGCTTAAACCAGCAACTTATAAGTCGATGTTCAAAGACGAATAAAGTTAAGATCAGTTTATTTATAAATAAACAGGTGAACAATATTTCTTATTATGTGACATATTAACTAACTCAAATTTTAAGAGGATAAAGCGATGGCATTTCAAGTATCACCAGGCGTTCAAGTCAAGGAAATTGACGCGACGAGCGTAATACCTGCCGTATCCACTTCTATTGGTGGTTTCGCAGGTGCCTTTAATTGGGGCCCAGCTGAAGAAATTAAGCTCGTATCGTCTGAGGACGAGATGGCGGCGATTTTTTCTACCCCCGATGATAACACGGCAAAATACTTTTTAACTGCGGCATCATTTTTAAAGTATGGCAACGCATTAAAAGTAGTAAGAGTAGTACCCGCGGACGCGGAAAACGCATGTGTTGGTTCAACACCAGCACTTGTTAAAAATGACGAAGAGTACGAAAGCGCATCATTATCAAATGCGAATCAGGGCGAGTGGATTGCAAAATTCCCAGGTGCTCTAGGTAACTCATTAAAAGTAGAAGTTTGTACAGCAGGTGGCGGATTCAGTGGTTGGGCTTACGCTGGCCAGTTTGATGCTGCTCCAGACACTTCTGACTTTGCTACAAACAACGGTGCGACAAACGCTGATGACGAAATCCATATCGTCGTAGTTGATGAAGACGGTCACTTTACTGGCGAGCCAGGCAGTGTACTAGAAACTTTTGCATTCGCATCTCAAGCATCCGATGCTAAGGATTCTTCAGGTACTTCGTTGTACTATAAGAATGTAGTAAATAGCAGATCACAGTACATCGCATGGGCATCACACGATGATGAATTAACAGATGCTGGTAATAACGTATCTGGTCCAGGCGCTGATAGTGCATTTACAACTGTAGCTTCAGTAAAATCATACTCACTAATTGGTGGTTCAGACGGTGGTACAATTACTCCAGCTGTAGTCGCCCTTGGTTATGATTTATTCGAAGATGCTGAAACTGTAGACGTAAATCTACTATTTGCATGTCCAGATGACAATGGCTCTACAACAATTGCAGTTGATCTTCTTGACATCGCAGATGCTCGTAAAGATTGTGTTGCATTTATTTCGCCTCCGGTGGCAGATTCAACTGGTGGTTCACCATTAACAGACGTATTAGCATTTAATACTGCATTGGGTCGTTCAAGTTCATACGGCTTCTTAGATTCAAGTGCGGTTTATGTGTACGATAAGTATAACGACGTTTATCGTTATATCGGTGCTTCTGGTATCACTGCTGGTCTATGTGCTAACACTGATCAAGTAGCTGATGCATGGTTCTCACCAGCTGGTGTTAATCGTGGTCAATTGCGTGGCGTAACCAAACTAGCATTTAACCCAAATAAAGCTCAAAGGGATTCACTATACAAAGCTGGCGTTAACCCACTTGTTTCGTTCCCCGGCGAAGGCACTATGCTATTCGGCGATAAAACAATGCTTAAGAGACCATCAGCGTTCGATAGAATTAACGTACGTCGATTGTTCATTACATTGGAAAAAGCAATTAGTACTGCTGCTAAAGCACAATTGTTTGAATTTAACGACGAATTTACTCGTGCACAATTTAGAAATATGATCGAGCCATTCATGCGTGATGTTAAAGGTCGTCGAGGCGTAACCGATTTCTTGGTCGTCTGTGATGACACTAACAATACTGGTCAAGTAATTGATACTAACAGTTTTGTTGCTGACATCTACATCAAACCTGCTCGTTCTATTAACTTTATTACACTAAACTTCATTGCAACAAGAACTGGTGTTGACTTCTCTGAAGTCGCCGGCGGTTAATAGGAGGAAACAATGGCTATTTTAGGCGTAGACGATTTTAAATCAAAGTTGACTGGCGGTGGCGCTAGATCCAACATGTTTAAAGTCACATGTAACTTCCCTGGCTATGCTCAGGGTGATGTTGAATTGACTTCTTTCCTATGTAAAGCTGCTCAATTACCAGCATCGATTATTAATCCTGTAGAAGTTAACTTCCGTGGTCGTAAACTTCAAATGGCTGGTGACAGAACATTTGAACCATGGACTATTACAGTGATAAACGACGTTGATTTTGTTGTACGTGATTCCTTCGAACGATGGAGTAACGGTATTAACCAACATGTTGATGGTCGTGGATTAGCTAATCCAACCGAGTACATGGCTGACATGATTGTTGAACAACTCAACAAGAATGGCGATCCTGTAAAACGATATGATTTCCGTGGCACATTCCCAACCAATATTTCTGAAATTGAGTTGAGCTATGACAACGAAAACCAAATCGAAGAGTTTACAGTTGAGCTACAAGTTCAGTACTGGGAGTCGAATACTACTTCGTAGTAGGCGTATAAATACTATTTGACGAGGGGGAATTGTTCCCCCTCTGATAATATTATAGGAAAAAACTATGGCAGAATTTTTTGGATTCGAGATAAAGCGTAAAAGCGGAGAGGAGCCAATCAGACCATCATTTGTTCCAAATACAGATGAAGATGGTGCTGGTGTCATTAGGGCCGGTGGCCACTTCGGAGCTTATATCGATCTTGATGGTGACAAAGCTAAAGATGATGCTGATCTTATTTTAAAATATCGCGATATTGCAACGCAGCCAGAGTGTGATGCAGCAATTGAGGATATTATTAATGATGCTATTGTCGGTGATCATGATGATGCACCTATAAGAATTGTATTGGACGAAGTTGAAACATCTGATTCAATTAAAGAGGCTGTAACTGAAGAGTTTGAGAATATACTAAGATTGTTGAACTTTAACTCGTATGCACACGATATATTTAAGCGTTGGTATGTTGATGGACGCTTACCTTATCATATCATTATCGATAAAGATAAATCGAAGGCTGGGATTAGAGAACTAAGATACATTGATCCTACTAAATTGCGTAAAGTAAAAGAAGTAGAAGAAGAGAAAGATCCTAAAACTGGAGCAACAGTTGTAACTGGTCAAAAGGAGTATTTTTTATTCCAAGATGACAGAATGAATACTAATGGTGAAGCACTTAAAATTCACCCCGACTCAGTTGCATATTGTACATCTGGCATGTTAGATCCTTCTCGTAAACGAATTTTAAGTTATTTGCAAAAGGCGCTGAAGCCAGTTAACCAATTGCGAATGATGGAAGACTCATTGGTTATCTACAGAATTAGTAGAGCACCAGAACGTAGAATCTTTTATATTGACGTTGGTAACTTACCTAAAGGTAAAGCCGAAGAATATTTGAAAAACATTATGGGCCAGTATAGAAACAAAATGGTTTATGATGCAAATACTGGTAATGTAAAAGATACTAAAAAGCATATGTCAATGCTAGAGGATTTCTTCCTACCACGAAGAGAAGGTGGTCGAGGAACAGAAATAACTACGTTGCCAGGCGGTGAAAATCTTGGACAGATAGATGATATTCTATATTTCCAGAAAAAGCTTTATAAGTCGTTGAATGTTCCAGTACAGCGATTAGAGCAGGAAGCTCAGTTTAGTTTAGGTAGATCTACTGAGATATCTAGAGACGAGGTTAAATTTAAGAAGTTTATTGATCGTTTGAGAAAACGCTTTAGCGATCTATTCATGCAACTACTTAAAACACAGCTTATCCTTAAAGGTATTATCACTAGAGATGATTGGCATAATTGGAAGTCTTCTATTACTTTCGACTTTATTGAAGATAACCATTTTGCAGAATTAAAAGAAGCTGAAATCTGGAGAGAAAGGTTTGAAATGTTATCTACTGTCGACGAATATGTTGGTAAGTATGTATCATATGAGTGGATCAGAAAGCATGTACTCAAGCAGACTGATGAAGATATTAAAGATCTTAAGCAACAAATTGAAGACGAAGTTAAAAGTGGAGAAATAGAAGTCGACGACGAGGAATTCTAAGCTTGACATCTATTTTTTTATAAATATATAAACGAGGTATAAAAATGTCTATAGAACAAATGATTAGTGATTTGAAAGGTGGCGACAATGTTAGTGCTACCAAAAATTTTAACAGTGCAATGGCTGATAAGCTAACCGCAGCTCTAGATGCAAAGAAGATTGAAGTAGCTTCTACATTGCAAGATAGAGCTCAACCCGAATCACAAGAGGAAGAATAGTGATTACCTTTACGGATCTACAAGAAAAACTAAAACTGCAACGCGGAGAAAAGGTTGTAAAGCAATTTAAATCTCCGAAGCGTAAAAAAGAAATAGCTATCACCGATTTTGGTGGAAAGGGCTTTATGCTTTACTACGATGGCACAGCAGTAGATGATTCTGTGTATGATTCTGTAAAGGATGCGGAAGCTTCAGCTAAACAATTAATGAAAATGCTGGAGAGATAAAATGAAACTAATTGCAGAATATATTGATAGCGATTTACAAGTTATCGAAGAAAAAGTTGGTGGCAAAAAGTCACTAGCTATTGAAGGTGTTTTCATGCAAGCCGATTCTAAAAATAGAAATGGCCGCATATATGATAAGACTATCTTAGAAAATGCCGTTAACAAATATATTAAAGAACAAGTAAAGACTGGTAGAGCGGTAGGTGAATTGAATCACCCTGATGGACCGACTATCAATCTTGACAAAGTTTCACATAAGATTACTGAACTCCGTTGGGACGGAAGTAATGTTATAGGAAAAGCATCAATCTTACAAACTCCAATGGGAAAAATTGTAGAAGGTTTACTAGAAGGGGGTGTTAAGCTTGGTGTATCAAGTCGTGGTATGGGAAGCCTTGTGCAGAAGAATGGAGCTCAACACGTTGGCAAAGATTTTATGCTAGCAACTGTTGACATTGTTCAAGATCCTTCTGCTCCTGAAGCCTTTGTAAATGGCATCATGGAAGGAGTAGACTGGGTATGGAATAATGGAGTTCTAGTCGCACAAGATATTGAATCAATTGAGACTGAAATTAAAGAAGCTAGAAACATGGCAGCCCCTGAGGTTGAAATGCGAGCATTCAAGAATTTCCTCTCTAAATTAAACTCTAAAATATAGGAGACTGTTATGTCAATCGACAACGAAAAACTGGAAGAGGCAGTCGAAGATGTAGCTACTGAAGAGCAAATTCAAGAAGAGACTGAAGAGCTCGTTGAAAATGAGAATTTAGACGAGGCAGAAGTTGAGCTAGAAGAAGCTAAAAAAGTTGAGGAAGAAGACGAAGACGAAGAAGAAGTCGAGGAAGAAGACGAAGACGAAGAAGAAACCGTTGAGTCTGTCCAGATTCCAAAAACTAAGGCTGGTGTAATCCAGGCTGCAGTAGAGATGTTGAAGAAAGCCCGTAAAGAAGATGCACAGAAATTATTTGCTAAAATGACTAAGATTGATGAAACTTCGGAAGAAGATTCTATCAAATCAGTTGATGACGCAATAAAAGGTAAAAAAGCTAAGAAGGCTAAAGTTGAATCAGTAGATTTTGAAGAAGATCTCGACGCTTTGGTTGCAGAAGAAGCTACTCTTTCTGAAGATTTCCGAGGAAAGGCTGGAGCTATCTTTGAAGCTGTATTGACTTCTAAGCTTGCTCACGAAGTAGAGCGCCTTGAAGCTGAGTACGTGCAAAATCTGGAAGAAGAAGTTTCAGAAATTCAAACTTCACTTGTTGATAAAGTAGATTCTTACATGAACTATGTAGTTGAAACTTGGATGCAAGACAATGAAGTTGCAGTTGAAACAGGTCTACGTACCGAAATCGCTGAAGAATTTATGACTTCTCTACAAAAAGTATTTGTAGAACACTACATTGATGTTCCTGAAAGTAAAGTAGACTTGGTAGATGAACTATCTGAGCAAGTTGCTGAACTCGAAGAGAGCCTCAATAAATCAACAGAAGATAATATTCAATTACATGAGTCTGTACAGGATTTCCAACGTGCAGCAATTGTAACTGAACACGCTTCTGACTTAGCTACTACTGAAGCTGAAAAGCTTTCTTCTCTAGTCGAAGATATCGATTTTGATGACGCTGAAACTTTCGAAATGAAAGTAAAAGTTGTTAAAGAATCATACTTTAAAGGTGAAGCTGCTGACTCAGTCGACGAAGCTGATAGCTTACTTGGTGCTGGTACTCAATCCGTTGATGTAACCGACACTATGGCTAGATATACTCAAGCAATTAACAAATTAAATAAGTAAACATATTACCTAAAGGGGAATTTAAAAATGTTTCAAGCTGATCAAAATCTAATGGAGAAGTGGAGCCCAGTACTAAAAGCTGAAGGCGCTACTCCCATCGAAGACAATTATAAAGCGGGCGTAACTGCTCGTCTTTTGGAAAACCAAGAACAAGCAATGCGTCAAAGCGCTGCTGCTTACAGAGGCAACTTCATCGCGGAAGACACTACTGATGCTTCTGCCGGCGTTGGTACTGTAGACAGTGCAATCGATCCTGTACTTATCGGATTGGTACGTCGCGCAATGCCTAACCTTATCGCTTATGATATCGCTGGCGTACAGCCAATGACTGGTCCTACTGGCCTTATCTTCGCGATGAAATCACGTTACAATGCTGCTGACGGCGGTGTAATCGCTACTAGTGACACTGAAGCTCTATTCAACGAAGCTGATACTGAGTTCTCAGGCGTAGGCAATGGGTCTGAACTTAAGGGTAGCGATCCATTCGCTGGCGATACTGCTACTGTAGGCGGTGCTGCTGCTGATGTAGACGACGATGATGCTGTTGACGACTACACTCCAGGCGCTGGTATGGCTACAAGTGCTGCTGAAGCTCTTAGTGGTACTGGATTTGGCGAAATGGGCTTTACCATTGAGCGTACTTCAGTAACTGCTAAGTCTCGTGCACTAAAAGCTGAATACACTATGGAATTGGCTCAAGACCTTAAAGCTGTACACGGTCTAGACGCTGAGTCTGAGTTGGCTAACATTCTTTCTTCAGAAATCTTGGCTGAAATCAACCGTGAAGTTGTTCGTACTGTTAACCTAAGTGCTAAAGTACGTGTAAACGAAGCTGGCTCGGCAGCAGCAACCTTTGACCTTGATTCTTCAGACGGTCGTTGGTTGACTGAAAAAGCTAAGTCACTTCTTATGGAAATCGAAAAGCAAGCTAACTCAATTGCTATCGCAACTCGTCGTGGTAAAGGTAACTACGTTATCTGTGCTGCTAACGTTGCATCTCTATTGGCTGCTTCTGGTGATCTTAACTACTCAGGTGCAGGTTCACTGAATGTAGATCCTACTGGTAATACTTTCGCTGGTACTCTTGGCTCTGGCATCAAAGTATACATCGATCCATACGCAAGTGTTGACTATGTAACTGTTGGTTACAGAGGTTCAAACCCGTACGACGCTGGTCTATTCTACTGCCCATACGTACCATTACAAATGGTTAAAGCAGTTGGCGAAGACGACTTCCAGCCACGTATCGGATTTAAGACTCGTTACGGTCTTGTTTCTAACCCGTTCACTAGCATTGCTGCTGGTCAGAACGTTTACTTCCGCAAGTTCAAAGTAACGAACATTAACGGTGACGTTAACCCAGGAAGCTAGTAGTTAATTAATAACTATTAATATTAAGGGATCCTTCGGGGTCCCTTTTTATTGCGTATAAATAAGTATTGAATGGACAAAAAGTATAAATAGTATTATGGGCGAATTAACTACAAATAAGAATTTTCTATCACCTGTTGGATTTCAGTTTGTTATCAACAGAGAAAAGTATGGAAACGTAGAGTACTTCTGTACGGCAGTCACTCTGCCTAATATAGACATAACGGAAGTTGCTCTACCCTATCGTGGTTCTAACCATGGCGTAGCTGGCGATAGACTAAACTTTTCACCGTTGTCTATAACATTTAATGTTACTGAAGATATGGAAAACTATATCGAAATGTTTAATTGGATGCACGATTCAATTAAGCAAGCGGATACATCTGAGACTGCAGAACTTCAGATTCTTAATAGCCACAATAATATTGCTAAGACGATAAGATTTAATGGCATTTTCCCTACGTCATTAGATAGCTTAGAGTTCAATACGCAGAATGATTCGATAGAATATCTTCAGGTATCAGCTACGTTTAAGTATACCAACTTTGAAATACTATAAAACATTGTACATTTGAGTTTACCTGTGTTATAATAGGTATACATATAAGTACAACATGAGAATATTATGAACAATTTAGAATCAATTATTGAAATGTGGAAGAAAGACTCTGTTATAGATGAAATGAATCTTGGTGATGCATCCCGCGAATCTGCTAAACTTCACAGCAAATATCTAGAACTATACTCCATAAACAAACTAAAACTTAAAAAATTAGACCTTGACTTTAAGGTGCTTTTACGTGATAAGTTTATGCACTATAATGGTAAACTCTCGCAGGAAGAATTATCAAGTAAAGGCTGGAGTCCTGACCCACTAAATGGTCTTACAGTTCTAAAAGGCGATATGGATAAATGGTACGACTCAGATCCATTGATTCAAGAACATCAAGCTAAAATGCAATACACTCAAGAGCTTGTAGATACTCTTAAAGAAATAATGGATAACATTAAGTGGCGACATCAGTCTATTAAGAATGCTATTGATTGGCATAAATTTACGAGTGGCGTATGACCCTTATAGATAATATAGAGAAAAAGAATGGACGATGGCATTCTTTAACTCAGCTAAAAAACTTTATCCAAGAGAACTCAAAGGAAACGATAAAGCATTTTGATGGCGTTACTTTAGTAACTAATAAATATACCTATAGACTATGTGATGGAATCATAACTTGGACCAACTAGTAATCACAAAGAAGAACGAAGTTTTTCTGCACATTCAAACTGAACCTAGTATAGAAATGGAGTTATCCGAACATTTCTGCTTCTTTGTTCCTGGCTATAAATTTATGCCAGCATATAAGAATAGAATGTGGGATGGCAAGATAAGACTGTTTGACCAGAGAAAGAAAACTTTATACTGTGGTCTATACAAATATCTTAAAGAATTTGCTGATGCTAGACAATATGAGATTGTAGTAGAGAACTCAGCGTTTGGTCGGCCAGACGCTATACAGAAGATTGAAACATCTTATATTACAGATGGATTAACCCTTACTGCTGGTGGGCAAAAGATTGAGCCACGTGATTACCAATTAGCAGCATTAGAGCATGCGCTTTCAAATAAGAAAACCCTATTGCTTTCACCTACAGCATCTGGTAAATCACTGATCATTTATATGGCGATGAGAGCCTTCTTAGATTCTAGTGATTTAAATGTACTACTGATCGTACCTACCACATCGCTGGTAGAACAGATGTACTCAGACTTTGCAGATTATTCACAGTATGATGAATGGAGTGCTGAAGAGAATTGCCATAAGATCTACTCTGGTCGAGAGAAGTACAACTTACAGCAACGAGTTATTATTACCACTTGGCAATCAATCTATAAAGAACGAGCTCCATGGTTCCAAAACTATGGAATGGTAATCGGCGATGAGGCACATAACTTTAAAGCGAAGTCGCTCACAGCCATCTTAGAAAAATGTGTTAATGCAGAATATAGAATGGGAACTACCGGTACACTTGATGGTACACAGACTCACCAGTTAGTACTCGAGGGTTTATTTGGACCAGTGCATAAAGTAACCACAACTAAGAAACTTATTGATGAAAAAGCGTTAGCAGATTTACAGATAGACGTACTGCTACTAAAATATAAAGATGAGATCTGTAGAGAAGTCGTAAAGAAAGATTACCAGGCTGAGATGGATTTCATCGTTAAATATGAACCACGGAATAACTTTATATCAAACTTAGCTATGGATCTCGAGGGTAATACTCTGGTCTTATTCCAATATGTAGATAAACACGGTAAGCCATTACACAATATGCTAAGAGAACGATTTGATGCTTTACCAAGAAACGAGAGGAAACTATTTTATGTCTCAGGTGAAACCGATGTGGACACAAGGGAAGAGATTCGAGCGATTACGGAAACCCAAGATAATGCGATCATTGTTGCTAGTATGGGCACTTTTTCTACTGGTATCAATATTAAGCGTTTACACAATATCATCTTTGCTTCGCCAAGTAAGTCTCAAATTAGGGTTCTTCAAAGTATCGGACGAGGTTTAAGAAAGTCTGCTGATGGTAGAGCAACTAAAGTATTTGATATAGCCGATGATTTGCATTGGAAGTCTAAGAAGAACTACACGCTTAACCATGCAGCTGAACGAATTAAGATATACGCGAAAGAGAAATTCAAATATAAACTTTATGATGTAAAAATCTAAGGCATATATAATATTATGGATACTGGACAAATAAGACAGTTTAAGTTAATTAATGGGGACGACATTATTGCTATTATGGTAGCGAAGAATGGTGATAACTATATTGTCGAAAGCCCATTAATGCTTGTCCATAATGTAACTGGAAACTATCATCTAAGCAAATGGTTCCCACTATCACCACAAAAGAGTTTTAAAATATTCCACAATAGAATACTGCAACATGTACCAGTTCATGAAGACATAGCTGAAGCATATGTTGAAGAAATAATTAACGATCGGAGCAAGGCTCCTCTCGTACAAACGTACAATGAGTTACTTGAAGATTTAATTGAAATTAATCGTGAAATTACTGATAATGAAGAACCTGAACTCAAACCTAAGACTAAGCCAACGTACCACTGATATACCCCTCTCCCCCGGAAGGACATTAATATTATATCATACTTTCCCCAATTTGTACAGGTATTTCGCAATATTTTTTGCAAAAATAATTGTTTACTTTTACGCTTAACTGTGTTATAATAGACATAATTATGGAGAAGACCAATGACAACAAAAGCTAAGCAACGACCACATTACGTAGACAACAAGAAGTTTTCTCTAGCTGTTGTCGAATACGTAGAAACTGTAAATGAAGCTAGAGACAAGGGAGCTAATATTCCCAAAGTTACTGATTACATCGCAACCTGTTTTATGAAAATATCCGAAGGCCTGTCTCACAGACCGAACTTCGTTCGGTATACCTATCGCGAAGAGATGGTTATGGATGCTGTTGAGAATTGTCTAAGAGCAATTGGAAACTACAATATTGAAACAGCTACTCGCACTGGCCGACCTAACGCATTTAGTTACTTTACACAAATATGCTACTTTGCGTTTATTCGTAGAATCACAAAGGAAAAGAAACAGCAAGATATCAAGTTCAGATTTATAGAACGCATGGGTATCGAAGACTTTGTTGCTATGGGTATGGATTCTGAAGGTGCAGAACAAACTGCGGCCTATGTCGATACACTTAGAGAAAGAATCTCTCAAGTTAAGACTAAAGATCAAGCCATTAAAGAATTTGCTAAGGAAGAGAAAGCTCAGGCTGAAAAGCTAGAGCTCTTTATGGTGTAATATGAAAGTAGCTATTCTAAATGATACCCATTGTGGTGTTAGAAACTCATCAGATATATTCTTAAAATACCAGGAAAGATTCTATACAGAAGTATTTTTTCCATATTTAAAAGAACATAATATTAAGAATATTCTACACTTAGGAGATTACTATGAGCACAGGAAGTTCGTTAACTTTAAAGCTCTTAATCAAAATCGCAAACATTTTCTTGAGCCTATGCGGGATGCTGGTATTATTATGGATATCATCCCTGGTAACCATGATGTGTATTTCAAAAATACTAACGAGTTGTGTAGCCTCAAAGAATTGCTCGGCTATTTTACTTCAAATGTCAACATACATATGGAACCTACAGTAGTCGATTATGATGGCTTCGGCGTTGCAGTAATACCATGGATCAATAATGCTAACTACAAAGAGTATGTCGATTTTGCTATGAACTGTGAAGCTTCTATTCTTGGAGCACACTTGGAACTGAAAGGCTTTGATATGATGGCAGGTGTACCTAATCCACACGGTATGAATGCTGATATATTCAAACGCTTTGAAATGGTTCTATCAGGGCATTTCCATACTAAATCACACCAAGACAACGTTCATTATCTTGGTAGTCAAATGGAATTTACTTGGGCAGATGTTGACGATCCTAAGTACTTCCACATATTGGATACAGAAACACGAGAGATTACTCCAGTGCGTAATCCAATTACAATGTTTAAGAAAATCATCTATGACGATAAGACTACAGATTACAGCACGGTCGATGTCTCTCAATACGAGCAGAAGTTTATCAAACTAATCGTTATAAATAAAAATGATCTATACATGTTCGACCAGTTTGTTGACAGATTGCAAAGTATAGAAACATATGAACTCAAGATTGCAGAGTCATTCGAGGAGTATCTGGGGGATAGCGTAGAAGACGAGAAAGTCTCCTTAGAAGATACAACCACTCTACTTGATTCATACGTTGAAGCTGTTGAAACAGACTTAGACAAAGATCACTTGAAAATTGAATTAAGAAAACTATATACTGAAGCACAAAACCTTGAGGTTGTATGATACATTTTAAATCATGTAAGTGGAAGAATTTTCTTTCCACAGGGACAGATCCAATTGAGATCAAGCTTGACAAATCACCAACAACTCTTATCGTAGGCCAAAACGGAGCTGGTAAATCTACTTTACTAGACGCACTATCGTTTGGTTTATTCGGTAAGCCTCATCGCGATATTGGCAAAAATCAACTAATCAATAGTATCAATAAAAAGGGCACTGTAGTTGAAGTAGAGTTTGATATTGGTAACTCACAGTTTAAGATTGTACGTGGTATTAAGCCAAGTAAGTTTGAAATATGGCAGAATGGCAATCAGATTAATCAAGCATCTAACGCGAGAGACTTTCAAAAGTTCTTAGAGACAAACATTCTAAAACTAAACCATAAGAGTTTCCACCAGGTAGTAGTACTAGGAAGTAGTTCATTCATTCCATTTATGCAATTACCTGCTTGGTCTCGTAGAAGTGTTATTGAAGATCTATTGGATATCAATATTTTTAGTAAAATGAATGCTCTACTTAAAGAGCGCAATGTTAAGATACGAGATGAACTCACAGATATCAATCACAATATTGATATTCTAAACACTCGTATGGAATCACAGCGTAAGTACATTAAGAGTCTAGAATCTCTCAACCAAGAACAAATCGAGGGTAAAAGAGAATCTATTGCTACTCACAAACAGGCTATTGACGATACATTCAATGAGTCACAAGAGCTAGGTAAGAATTTATCGACACTCATTGGCCAGGAAGAAAAGAATCACAAGGCCTTTATGGAACGCATGACAGAAGTTAAGTCTGCAGAAAAAGGATTGAATGATAATATAAAGTCGCTTGTTAAAGAGGCTAGGTTCTATGAAGATAACGACCATTGCCCTACATGCGACCAAGCAATTGACGATCAGATAAAGACTGAAAAATTATCTGGTATCAAAACGACTGCGGCCGACGTCCAGCAAACTCTTCAAACATTATCACGGGAGGTGACAACCACTGAGAAAGAGGGTCAACAGATTTCTAATAATCTGAACCAGCTGAGACAACGGCAACAGAAGATTAATTCTAATAACGAGAAGATCGCTGTGCTACAGAAAGAGATCGACAAAGTACAAAAAGAAATTAATCACCTAACATCTCAAACTGGAGACACAGGAAAGGCTAAAGGTGAATTGTCAGAGTACCGACAATCAAAAGAAGCAATTACTGAAAAGAAGCTAGAATATGTAGAGGAACGAACTTACAATGAAGTTATCGGAGAGATGCTCAAAGATACCGGTATCAAAACCAAAGTCATTAAGCAATACCTTCCGGTAATGAATCGTCTGATCAATCAATATCTGCAAATTCTAGACTTCTTTGTTGCTTTCCATTTAGATGAAAGCTTTAATGAAACGATTAGATCGCGCCATAGAGATACATTTAACTATGCTTCATTCTCTGAAGGCGAGAAGCAACGAATAGATCTATCGTTACTATTTACTTGGCGCCAGATTGCTAAGCTAAAGAATAGCGCAGCAACCAATCTGCTAATTCTTGACGAAACATTTGATAGTAGTTTGGATAACGATGGTATTGACAACCTAACTAAAATTCTACAAACGCTGGAAGGTGGAACAAATGTCTTTATCATATCTCATAAAGGCGATATCCTAGAGAATAAATTTAGATCTAAAATTGAGTTCTTTAAGTCAAAGAACTTCTCAAAAATTGCTTAAAGCTCATTTAGACACGCTTTTTGGTCGGGATAAGCTCCGACCTTATAACTTTTAGTTATACCTATATTCAAAATTGGTATAAGAAACATATGTACCAGCATGCTTCTTTGTGTTATAATAGTACCATATTAAAGGAGAAGTTATGATTCAATATCAAAATTCAATGTTACCCAAGCTACTGGCCAAAGAGAATATCAGTATTCAGCATGGCAATTATCAGACTGCTTGGTTCGATATCAAGAATAGAACCCTTGGTCTTCCACTATGGAAGGATATGAGCAAAGACGAATACGATCTTCTTGTTGGCCACGAAGTTGGCCATGCACTTGAAACTCCTTACGAAGGCTGGCACGATAGCACCGAAAAACTAGAAGGTTGCCCTCGTTCATACATTAACGTAATCGAAGATGCTCGCATTGAGAGAAAAATCCAGAGTCGTTACCCTGGCTTGGTTGGTTGTTTTTCACGAGGTTACAAGAAGCTATTTGACAAAGGCTTCTTTGGCGATATCTCACAGTATGATTGGAGCGAAATCAAACTAATTGATAAGATTAATCTAAAAGCTAAGATTGGTCCATTACTAGATGTTCCATTCACTGATGAGGAAAAAGTATTCTTTGATCGTGCCATTACTACTGATACTTTCGAAGACGTGGTTGAGCTGGTACGTGATATTTTAGCTTATACCAAAGAGAATGAACCTGAGTTGCTAAATACTCCAGAGCAAGAAGAAGCTCAGGAAGAAGGCACGCAAGAAGAAACAAACTCAGAAGTAGAAGCTACTGACGAAGAACTAGAAGAGCTATTCGGTGAATCACCTAAGGTATCAGATAAAGATGCAGAAGATGGCGAAGAGGAAGAAGTTAGTAGCTCTGGCGGTAACGAAGAAGTAACGAGCGAAGACGATACAGAATCTACTGATGAAGCATCACCTACTCCAGAGTACGATGAAGATACTTCTATTACAGACGAGATGTTCCGAAGTAAAGAAGGCGAACTTGTTGATACTGATGAAAGTGGTAAACAACCATTAGTTATTGCAAACTTTGATAAAACTCTTGCAAAACACGCTATAATCGATTTTAACGAGTTGATGGACCAACGTGCAAAAACTGTAAGCGAAAGCAAGTACTATATGGACATGATGGAAAAATGGAACAATCCAAAGTGGGGATTCAAAAAGTACATTAAAGATACTAAAAAGTCTGTACAGGTTATGGTACGAGAGTTTGAGATGCGTAAAGCAGCATATCAGTATTCAAGAGCTACCACAGCTAAGACTGGTGCTATTGACGTAAACAAACTTTGGTCGTACAAAACTAACGATGACATTTTCCTAAAGCAAACTAAATTGGCTGACGCTAAAGATCACGGAATGGTTATGTTGATCGATTATTCTGGCTCAATGTCATCTTCTATGAAGTACGTTATGGACCAGGTAATTCACACAGTTCTATTCTGTAAAGCAGTATCTATTCCATTCGAAGTATATGGATTCACTTCAACCAATGAAAAGTTTGATGCGATATGGCACAGAGATAATCCACTACACGTGCCAGCCGGCCACATAGATTTAGATGGTGTTTGTGTTACTCAGTTGATTCACTCAGGGCAAAAGAAGGCAGACTTCGAAGCTGCACTGCAGTGGTTATATGCTAGAACTAAATCACAATACTGGGACGACACTCCAAAGGGCAGAGCAGAAGACTGGGGTTCTACTCCATTGATTCAAGCACTTATGGTATGTGACACTGTTTTAAAGAGATTTAAATCACGCTATGCTGTACAGAAACTAAACTTTGTAACATTTACTGATGGTGATGCTAATAGAATCCAATGCCATGGACACTTTGATGCTAAATCTGAATTGACTCAAACTAACCGTGAGATCAAAATCAATGTTGGTGGCGTATGGGCAGAGTCACAAGATAATCGACCAAAGAATATCACAAAGGCTGTTCTTGGCGCTTTAAAGAAAAAGCACAATACCACTAATATCGGATTTTTTATGGCAGACGATAATAGCGAATGGAAGTACAGACTAAATGCTGTTTCGTGGGAGCCTGGCGTAACTGAAATGAACTCAGAAAAAGCTAGAAAAATTTACAACAAAGAATATAGAAAAAACAAATGTGTTAACATTCAAAACATATTTGGTTACGATGAGTACTACATGGTGAAAGGTGGCAAAAACCTAGACACATCAGACGATGAGTTTGAAGTTGAAAACGATGCTACGGATAAAGCTATCGGTAATGCTTTCAAGAAGTACTCACAAAGCAAGAAAACAAACAAAGTGCTGATGACCAAGTTCGGAAAGGCAGTAGCATAAAAAGTTATAAGCATATAACAAAATATTATAAGAAACATGTGTACAATATGTGCTTAGCATGTTATAATAGTACCATAAATTAATCAGGAACCTTTTATTATGAGTCAATTGAATATTTCCACACAAAACATTGTCAAAGAGTTGGCAAAGCTTTATCCTGACACTACCAAGTTCAAGAAGAAAGTAATCGTTGAGGTTGGTCAATCATTAGGTTATAAGCGATCAGATTGGAGTGCACTGCTGGATTCTGAGAACCGAGTATCAACCGGTACTTACGATCTAAGTGCAATGATTATTCCAATGAGAGAGACTTTTTCAAAAGAAGAAGCTAAACTATCAATGCAGTCAATTGTAAACGATGAAAAAACCATCGCACAGGTTGATCCAACATTTGTTCCCTGGGGTTCATTCAGTGATATTGGTAAGATTATCAAATCACAAATGTTCTACCCTGTGTACATTTCTGGTCTATCTGGTAATGGTAAAACATTCATGGTTGAACAAGCTGCTGCAAAAGCAAAGAGGGAGTTCATACGTGTTCAAATCAATCCAGAAACAGATGAAGACGATTTGCTCGGAGGTTTCCGACTCATCAATGGAGAGACTGTCTTCTCTAAAGGTCCAGTTCTTAAGGCGATGGAGAACGGTGCAATTCTACTGCTCGACGAAATCGATAGAGCTACAAATAAAATTATGTGCTTGCAAGGTATACTTGAAGGCAAGCCTGTCCTCGTTAAGAAAACAGGTGAAACGATTTCTCCAGCACCTGGATTCAATGTTATAGCAACCGCTAACACAAAAGGTAAAGGCTCAGAGGATGGTCGATTCGTAGCTGCTTCGATCATCGATGATGCTTTCCTTGAGCGATTTACTGTAGCAATTGATCAGCAGTTCCCATCAGCTAAGACTGAGAAAAAGATTGTTCTTAATCACATGGAGAAGTTTGGTTCATCAGACGACACATTTGCAGAAAAGCTAGTTACATGGGCTGATATTATTCGCAAAACATTCTATGATGATGGTGTTGATGAGGTTATTTCAACCCGTCGTTTGTGCCACATTGTACAAACCTACTCAATCTTCAACGATAAGCTAAAAGCAATTGAGTTGTGTATCGCACGCTTTGATGATGATACTAAAGCTGCATTCCTAGATCTTTACACTAAGGTTGACGATGGAACTCAAGTATCTTACGAAGACGAGGTTGAAGAGCCAATTCTAACGGAGGCGCCATTCTAATGTTAGATAAAATTGTAAAGGTAACCGATTGGATTACAGCGGAAGAAGTTCCAACTATGTCCAATCCAATGTACAAGAAGTTGTTAAAGCAATACGGCAAATTCTCAGGTCCTGCTGAACCTACTGGTAATAGTCTTCATGGCTGTTATCAATGGGCTCATGTAGACGATATTGAAGCTATTGGAAAGAATGTAATCCATGAAAGTATTGGCTATATTGGAACTGCTAAACGAAATATTGTCGATAGAACTAGAGCAGTCATTGCTCCTAAGGGTGCTCATCCAATTAAGATGATTTTATCTGCAGGCGATATTGACATGGAAGATTTACGTGTTAGATATTGTGTTACAGCTTCAGATCCAGATAGCGTTGAAGCTAAAACTGGTGCTAAGTTAGAAAAATATCTACACAAGGAAATGGATAAACAGTTTGGGTATAGATTCAAATGGGTAAATGCTCAATTAAGTAATGACAACAAGCATAACTATGTGCTTAAAAATTGGAGAGATCTAACTTATCTTCAAGCAATTAAGATTCTACCTGAGGTGATTGAAATTACCAAGCAACTTGGAGCAGAACACATTGCAGCAGAGGTTGATCAAATAGTTAACGGAGACAGTAGTGAAGAAAATTAATTATAAGTTTAATGAAGGTCCTCTCATTGAGGAGTTCAAAAAGTACATAGACTCTACCTACGAGGGACATTACTGCCAAGGAGGATTCCAATCCTCTGAGGTAATTGTAGATCGTGGCCACGGTCTTGGTTTTTTCCTAGGCAATGTTGATAAGTACAATGCTCGGTATGGAAAGAAAGGTGGACCTAGCGACCACCGCAAAGACTTAATGAAAGTATTGCACTATGCTTTACTTGCGTTAAATGAACATGACAGGTTGTGCAAATAACTATGTACAAATTGTCTAAAGTATGGTATAATATACCTGTATTACAAAATGGAGAAATGCAATGCAATTAAGTGAAGACACTCTATCTATTCTTTCTAACTTTGCTTCGATCAATCCGAACATTGTTTTAAAACCTGGACAAGAGTTAAAGACCATATCCGAGGCTAAGAATATTCTTGCCACAGCTTCGGTTGTAGAAGATTTTCCACAAGATATCGGCATATATGATTTGAACGAGTTCTTATCAGTGCTTGGTCTAGTGGAAAACCCTACGTTAGGTTTTGATGACAAAGCTGTAGCAGTCAATGGCACTGGTGCTAATGTAAAATACTACTCAGCTGAACCATCAATCCTAACAACCCCTGAACGAGATATCACAATGCCAAACGCCGAGGTTACTGTTGAGCTAACCGCAGAGAAGTTACAAAAGGCTAAAAAGGCAGCTGCTGTTCTCGGCCACCTTGATCTTGCTTTTGTTGGCGACGCTAACGGAGTATCTATCAAGGTATTTGATCCAAAGGATGCCAGTGCTAATACATTCGAATTATCCCTTGGTGCGAATCCTTCAGGGCAAACGTTTAGTTTTATCATGAACATTTCTAATTTGAAACTTCTTGATGGCGACTATGACGTTAACATTTCATCAAAGCTAATCTCTAAGTGGGTTAATAAGTCAGAACCAGTGACCTATTACATCGCTTTAGAGAAAACTTCAACCTTTGGTGTATAAATACTATTTCAAACAATAAGCTTATTTTAACGGAGAAAAAGCATGACAGAAGAAGTAACTAACGAACAGGCGACTGATGCAGTGCCAGTTCAACTTGGACTCAATGATATCGCAGCATTTGCTAATATCATTGACATTTGCTCGAAACGCGGTGCCTTTGAGGGCGGCGAACTAGAGTCAGTTGGAGCTTTGCGTAATCGCGTTGTAGCATTCCTACAATCGGTTGCACCAGCAGAAGAAGCTGCAGAAGCCCCAGCAGAAGGTGAAGATCCATCAGTTGACGAAGCTGCTGACGCCTAACGAAACACGGGGGTGTAAAAACCCCCACATTTTTATTATGAAGGATATATTATGCAAGCAACTGAACTCAAGGCTCTCATCTCAGCCTTACAAAATGGGATAGTAAACGTAACATTCAAAAAGATTGACACCGAAGAAATTCGTGTTATGGAATCCACCTTAAAATCAAGCATCCTAGAAGAAAATGGTATTACTGCCACTGTCGACAATGTGTCACCTGAATCAGACCATGTTGCCGTATGGTGTCTAGACAAAGACGCATGGAGATCATTCCGTGTTAATACTGTAATCAACTGGGAGGTTGTGTAGTGGAAGAATATTTGTGGGTTGAGAAGTATCGACCAAAAAGCGTAGATGACGCCATTCTACCTAAGCATCTCAAGAAGACATTTAAAGAGATTCTAAAAACTGGCGAAATACCAAATTTACTTTTTACTGGCACAGCAGGTGTTGGTAAAACTACTGTTGCTAAAGCATTGTGTAACGAGTTGCAATTAGATTATCTACTCGTGAATGGATCGGAAGAGGGTAACATTGATACTCTTCGCAATAAGATCAAGCACTTCGCATCAACAGTATCTTTGCAGGGTGGCTACAAAGTTGTAATCCTAGACGAGGCCGACTATCTAAATCCACAGTCGACTCAACCTGCATTACGTGGATTCATTGAAGAGTTTAGTAACAACTGTCGATTTATTATGACATGCAACTTCAAGAATCGCATTATTGAACCTCTACATTCTCGATGTTCTGTGGTAGAGTTCAATATCGCTAAGAAGGATATGCCAGATCTATGTGGCTCGTTTATGAAACGTGTAGGAACAATCCTGGATAGCGAAAACGTAGCATATGATCAGCCTGCTATCGCAGAGTTGATCATGAAGCACATGCCAGATTGGCGACGAGTACTTAATGAATTGCAACGATACTCCGTCTCTGGTAAGATTGACACAGGCATCCTAGTATCGCTATCCGAAGTTTCCATTGGTAATCTTATGAGTGCGATGAAGGATAAAAACTTTAAAAAGATGCGACAATGGGTAACCGATAATATCGACCAAGAACCTGCTGCACTGTTCAGAAAAGTCTATGACAATATGGCAGAATACGTCGAACCACAATCAATACCTCAGTTGGTTTTGATCCTTGCGGATTATCAATATAAGAACAGCTTCGTTGCTGATCATGAACTCAATATGGTTGCATGCTGTACTGAAATAATGGCAGGAGTACAATTCAAATGATGATGAAAGATTACGAAAAAACTGTAAACGAGATGAATAAGCAACTATACACAGCGTATGGTAAAATCGTAGAGTTGCAAGAACGCATCGATGAACTAAAACAAACTAATACTAAACTTTGTCAAGAAGTACGTGATTACCAAAAGCGAGAAGAATCAAATGTTTAAGAAAATAGTCGATATGTATAGAATGATAATGGATTTGCGATATAACCCATTGAGGTTTATTCCAGACACCGTAATGCAAGGATATCTACTAATGGCCTTGTTTGTTATGTGGTCTGCCTTCTTTGGAATAATTGCAATCTATTACTTAGGCTGGCTTGGTTATAGCATTCCAGTATCAATCGGTGTTCACCTAGCGTTGGTTGTACCAACTATTATTACTAACGCAGTGTTTGAAATGGCAGAAGAGGATACACACTAATGGAAGATTTAACTTGGACATTATGCCCTCACGGCAAAAGCAAAAACGTTGCACAGTGGGTTGTAGATAACTTCTCTGATAAGACTGCTACTCGTGCTGTCGATGTTTGGGTAAGGGCATCTCAACAAATCTTAGATGCAGAAGAAAATGCGTAACAAGTACTGGCGACTATGGGCTAAATCACTCGGCGAAAAGGTTGGTGCTACCGACAAAGAAGCTGATATGGTAGCAATCATACGAAGTGTAGTAGTCCTAGTCAACTTTGTTACTTGTTTCTTTATTATTGCAGGAGTGATACATCAGTGGTAAAACCTTTTGATTATGTAAATGATATCAACTACGGCAAAAAGAATATCATGGTAGACGATATTGCTGAAAAGAACTACAATGCTTTTATTGTAAATCGTGCCTTATCGTACTTCAATGATACTGTACTTTATGCGAATGAGATGAATATCCACCATTCTCTTGATGCAAAGCTTCAATATGATTTTCTTATAAATATAGTTAGGAAACAGAAACGGTGGTCTAAATGGATCAAACCGAATGAAGTTACTAACCTGGAACTCATCAAAGAATATTATGGCTATAGCAATGAAAAAGCTAAGTCCGTATTATCATTATTAAACGATGAACAAATACAAGAATTGAAGAATAGGATTTACAAAGGTGGAAAACGAAAATAACATTGAAGTGAAAAACTGGACTCCCAATGACATGTTGGAAGTCTCACTTAACGAACCTGATGATTTTCTCAAGATCAGAGAAACGCTAACCCGTATTGGCGTTGCATCCAGAAAAGATCAGAAGTTATTCCAATCATGCCACATCTTACACAAACAAGGAAGATACTTTATTGTTCACTTTAAAGAGCTATTCTTACTTGATGGTAAGCCAAGTAACTTGATTGAGAATGATCTAGAGCGAAGAAACACTATTGCTACTTTACTCTCTGACTGGGGATTGGTAACAATCTTAAACGAAGAAGTTGCTCAAGACTGCGCACCTCTCAGACAGATTAAGGTTATTCCATACAAAGAAAAGTCGCAATGGGATCTTTGTCCAAAATATAATATTGGAAACTCGGAATAAGAACATAATCATTATAAATACTAATAAATGAAACTATTAGGAAAGTAATGTATGGCTAATCCTCCTTATAATTATTTCAATCAATATGTTTATAAAAAATACCTGTTCATGTTTGAAATTCATGGCGATGCAAATGCAGAGCACAATGTTAATGAAATGGGTAACGAATATTATCGTTGGGGGTTTGGAGACCGCACCGGGTGGGTGACTGAGTATAATTTACCGGATGGCTGGGATCAGTCTGATTCATCACATTGGTCTAAAGATTACGATTTATATGAAGGCCATTTGGGTCCAAATGATACTATAACATTCATAATGGCCGAAGAAATGCCTAAGATTTTTAGAAGAGGCTACTTTTCCGGAAGCAGTTACACACCAGCAGTAGTTCATGTTCATAGCATTCAACCAGGATCCTTTGATCCAGACGGCCACGTATTGGTGCAACAACAATCTACAAACTGGCCCTTAACCATAGCTGATACGGCGTACAATCGCGAATCCTTTCTCTCTCACGACCCTAGAATATACACTGACACTGATGGCGATTTTAATCTAGGTCTTAATGAAGGTGGCACCGGCGCGGCCTTAGATGACCAGGGAAGAGACGCCAAATTTGGCACTACTTCGCGCAACTATATATCCGGCCCCAGCTATGCTACCGTTTATACCACTGATGCGATTCCAGTCAAAGGTTTTACCAGTCGTAATTACGATATACCGTACGGCATGTCTCACAAGCAGCCAGGCGCTGGAAGCGGGGAATCTGAGGCATACTTTTCTTTTAAAGCTTCTGTAAGGGTGGGTGGTACTCTTAGCCTTTACGACGACTTTTCCTTAAGAGATTATGAAGAGCGCGGTTTTATAACCTCGGGATTTACCGATTTAACTTCATCTGGCTACGGTCCCGGCGGAACTGGCACTGATGGCGCACTATATAAATTTAAAGTAACGCCGTATCCTAGACTTATATACCATGGGGCTGATATGGTTGATGCTCAATCTTTAGCAATTGTTAGTGATGAATATCGCACTTCATTGGGAACTCCTACGCGCTCCTTACCTGTAGAGTTTGATACATATATTAATCGTCATGCTGCAAAATCTTTTAGTGGTCAGACACAACCAGAGTTAACTACAAACATATCGCTTAATCATCTCCGCGGACAGCCAGTTACTTCAAGGGAAGAAACCGACTTTAGCTATTGGGGAGCTGATAATACTGTGGATGGCGTTGGAACTAATTGGTCTCAACAGGTATGCGGCACTTATTGGCTAGTAGATCCAACTAATAATACTGGCGTTCCTATAGGAAGTAGTCAGTCTGCTGATAATACTGGGCAAACAAGATATCTTGCAGCACATAAAAGTAGCAATACCAACAACGCGGCTATTAGGCATGGGCAAGTATATTCTGAAGGGCGCAATAGTAATGTTCGAACATCGACCGGCGGCTCACCAGGTTCTGATCCAATCGGATCTAAAATTATAATAAAATTTAATGGCTATGGCGTAGATACGGGTTATTCTGTAGATCGCTCATTAGCTCAAACCTTTACCGATGCTAATGGAAATACTTATAAAAAGCTCAGTTTACTTACTAATTCACAGAGAAGCGACCAAACGACTTTATATCAGCTTGCATATTCGGTGCATCGTCAAACGTTTCAGCCAAATATTTCCGTTGGGCCACCGATATCAAGTACTACTGATTTTGGGCTACAGTATTCAACAGGCCTGTCTAGTTATTGGCCGAAAGCTGTATTAACTCAGACACAACCAGATACTACTTACTTTAACTTTTTAACGCGTGGTAAAATTTACTTTAGCGTAGCTGATTATTTAAGACCGTATAGTTCAGTTTCCGCAGGCCAAGGTTTTTCACTTTCTAATTCGCAGTATTTGCAGACTGATGAACAAGCAATCCAGGGGAAAAGAGATGCTTTAAGATCAGTAACATATTATGACGACTCTTCTTCATTAACCTCAGATCAAACAGATGAATATGATACTGGTCTCTTTGAATTTAATCTCAATACACTGCCTAAAGTTAACATAAGAACTAAACGCGGCCGTAGCTTAAATGTTAAATTTTCTTTTCGAACTGCTGTTAGAGCGGCACGTCATAGTGGTAAAGTTAATGTATATGTTAGATATTTTCAGTCCACCGGCACCGCGTTAAGTATAGCTGACTCAGATTTTAACCATTACGGCGATGGTTCGATAACTCTAATACAAAATAGCACATTCAGCACAGGATCTGGATATCAAAAAGTAGCTGAACTATCTGCTAGTACTACTGGTACCACCTTAGAAGAGAGACTTTTATTTGGAACAATGAGATTTGATATAGCAGCGGGTCATATGGGTGGACAAATTTGGGTTAAAGTTGAAGACAGCGAATTTGATGGAACCTCAGATTACGATAGTTTGATTCACCAATTTAAAATAACAATTAATGAATTGGAATTAGAGAGAGATTAAATTGATAGATTATAAAATATATTTAGATGATGTTAGAGCTTTACAATCAGAGAATGTTTTTAGGAATGTAGTTAAAGATGTGACTTGGACAATAGAATTTTTTGACACAGATTATCCAAACGAAGTTTTTATCCAGCATAGAGTTCACACAATCTTAGATACTGATAATATTCAAAAATCAAATTTTAAGTCGCTAGAGTCGTTAAGAACAGCCGATATTGAAAGAATGATTGTAGATAAGATGGGCGGAGTTGATTTCATTAATTCTATAATGGATATGTATACGCATCAATTGCAATATGATAGAATCCGCGTAGAAATGGTTAAAGTCGATATCTCAAAACTTTAGTCACAAAATATCTCTAAACAACTACTAAAACTTGTATAAATAATATCGTGGTGCCGGATGGTCGGGCCACGAGTTTATAACCTTGCTTAACAATAGGAGGAAACATGGTTAGAAATACTTTAAATGTGCCGCGTTCATTATTCGTTGGCTTCGAAGGATTGTTCGATGAGCTAGAGAGAATTCACACTTCTGCTAGAACTGGTAACGATAACTACCCACCCCACAATATCGTAAAGATCGATGACGAAAAGTTTCTCATTGAGCTTGCTGTTGCGGGATTTACTGAAGATGACATCAGCTTAGATGTTAAAGATGGTATTCTGAAAGTAAGGGGTAAGATTGAAGGAGATAAACGCGAATATGCTCACAAGGGTATATCATCCCGCAAATTCGAGAAGAGCTTCCGCCTTTCAGAATTTGTTGTAATAGATGGGGCTGATCTTGAGAACGGAATACTAGTGGTGTATGCCAGAGTTGAACTTCCCGAAGAACGGCGTCCTCGGAAGATCGAAATAGGGTCTGCTGGGGCATCAAAGAAGAAACAATTCCTACAGGAATAGTCAATCAGCGAAAACTCAGTAGATAAGTAATAAACTTTTTTACTGGAGAAAAGCAATGAAACATATTAGCAAGAAAAAAGCGAAGTATGGTGATTTTGTTGAGGCCCTAGAAGGATTTGTAGTTTTGGTATTATCAGGTGGCTTAGTGCTAGGTGTAGCACCATCTATCATATACCTACAGGCTATGAACTTCTAGTCTTAACAATCACAAGCAACAACTCATGCGGGGGTAGGAAACTGCCCCCAACCTTGAAAATAAATGTGTACATTGTGCTCAGACTGTGATATAATATACACATTACTTGGTTATGGATACGCAATACAATATGAAATTTTATACTAGTGTCTCTCGTTATGGCAACAACCTACTTTACCGTGGATATGAAAACGGCTTAAAAGTTCAAAAGAAAATCAAATTTCAACCTACTCTTTTTGTAGCAACTCCTAAAGGCGATTGGAAATCAATCGATGGCATTCCTTGTGCTCCTGTAATGATGGATTCTATGCGAGATGCTAAGGAATGGATTCAAACAAACAAAGATACTGCAGGTAGACAAATCTTTGGTAATGACAAATACATACCTGCATTTATCAATGATGAGTTCCCTGGCGATATTGAATTTAATAGTAATCAGATTAATGTAAGTACAATCGATATCGAGGTTGCATCTGACGAAGGCTTTCCACAGCCGGAAGAAGCTAACTATCCAATTATTTCGATATGCCTAAAGAACAATATTGATAACACATACTACGTCTGGGGCCTTAATGACTACGATGTAGATGCTTCCGTTATGACTACTCATCGTGTGGTTTATCAAAAGTGCGACTCAGAGTTACAACTAATGCATGCGTTTATCGCACATTGGTCGACTCCATCTCACACACCAGATGTTATTACTGGCTGGAACGTACGCTTCTTTGATATTCCATATATCGTCAATCGTTGTCTTAAGTTATTCAGCGAAGATGTGGTTAAGCGACTCAGTCCCTGGGGGTTGGTCGATCAACAAAACATTACTCAGATGGGCCGTACGCAACAAGCATATGATCTCAAAGGCATTGCAACTGCTGATTACCTAGAGCTATTCCAGAAGTATACTTACACCGCTCAAGAATCTTATCGCCTCGATCATATTGCTAATGTAACACTTGGCGAAAAGAAACTATCCTACGAAGAGCATGGTTCACTCCATACTCTCTATCTCCATGATCATCAAAAGTTTATTGACTATAACATCAAAGATGTCGAGTTAGTAGAACGCATGGAAGATAAGCTAGGTTTGATTACGCTTATGATGACAATGGCTTACAAAGGTGGTGTTAACTACTCGGATACTTTCGGCGTTACTGGAATCTGGGAGTCAATCATTTATCGCCATCTGTGGAAAAAGAAGGTTGCTATTCCATTCTATTCTGAAAAGATGAAGTCGTCCTATCCTGGTGGTTACGTTAAAGAACCTCATGTTGGATTGCACGACTACGTAGTATCTTTTGATCTAAACTCACTATATCCATCACTCATTATGCAATACAATATGTCTACAGAAACTATTGCAAGTGGTGAAACAGTCGGCATTGATATTGATAAGATACTTGAAGGTTACACATTTGATAACAAAGGTAAAGCAACTGGTGCCTCTGGTCAATTATTCAACGTCGATAAGAAAGGTGTATTCCCTACTCTCGTTGATAGCATGTACAGTGAACGTGTTGTCATTAAGAAACAAATGCTCGACGCAGAAAAAGAATTGCAGAAAGTAGACCCTGCAGAAAAGCAACAAGTGTACAATATTGAACGTCGGATTGCAGTAGCTGAAAACCAACAGATGGCTATCAAAATTCTACTCAACTCACTCTATGGTGCTCTTGGTAATCGTTACTTCAGATTCTTTGATCAGCGTATTGCTGAGGCTATTACATTATCCGGTCAGCTAACTATTCGGTGGGCAGAGGTTGCTATTAATGGTTACCTCAATAAAATCATGAACACTAACAAAGATTATGTTATTGCAATCGATACCGACTCACTCTATGTTAACCTTGGCGATCTTGTTGAAAAGGTCAATCCTAAAAATCCAATTGACTTTCTTGATACTGTTGCGCAAGAAAAGCTCGAACCAGTTCTCAAAGATGCTTACGATGAGCTATACAAGCGCATGGGTGGTATTGAAAACAGAATGGTTATGAAACGAGAAGCTATCGCAGACCGTGGCATCTGGACGGCTAAGAAACGATACATTCTAAATGTACACGATAACGAAGGTGTGCGATACAAAGAACCTAAACTAAAAATCATGGGCATTGAGGCTATCAAATCTTCAACACCAGCACCATGTCGTGATGCACTTAAGGCGTTATTCAAAGTTATTATGAAAGGTAACGAAGGCGATACGCAGATGGCAGTACAGCAATTCAAAGAATACTTTTGCTCTCTACCAGCTCACGAAGTTGCATTCCCTCGTGGTGTATCCAAAGTTAATGAATATGCAGACAGTGCTACAATCTATCGTAAAGGTACTCCAATCCATGTTCGTGCTGCGTTGATGCATAATCGTCAGCTCAAAGTTCATTCGCTAACCAAACGATACGAACCAATCAAAAACGGCGAGAAGATTAAGTTTGTCTATCTCAAAGTTCCTAATCCAATCAAAGAAAATGTGATTGGCTTTAACCAGTATTTACCAAAAGAGTTTGCATTGGATAAATACATTGACTATGAAACTCAATTCGAAAAAACATTCCTCCAGCCAGTTGAACCAATATTCAAAGCAGTTGGTTGGTCGACGGAAGAAGTGCAATCTTTGGAAGATTTTTTTGGCTAAGGGGTTTACATTTAACCAAAAGTATGATATAATAGACCATATTAATAACGGAGAAAACAATGAAAGAAGTAAAACTAATCAGGCTAGTATCAGGCGAAGAAGTTCTTGGTGATATCAAACAAGAACGCGAAGGATATACAGTAAGAGAAGCGTACGTGCTTATTCCTGGCGGTGAAGGCAAAATCGCCTTTATGCCATTCCAACCGTATTGCAAAGTTACTGAAAATGGAATTCACGTTAAGGAAGAACACGTACTCTTTATAACCGAACCTGTTGATGAATTAGCAGCACAGATTAAAAGTCAAAGCTCTGTGATTGATACGTCAGCAGCACCATCACAACAAGGCATTATAGTATGAGCAAAGACTGGGTAAAAGATATTAATGAAATGCATTCCAAATATGGAGTGCATGACTGGGTTAGAAACAATCCTGATAAACTCAAAGAGTTTCTTGACTTTCGTCTAAAGTTTCTCTATGAAGAAGCTAATGAAACATCAATTGCTGTCAATGGCCGTGATGCGGAAGAAATCGTCGATGGCTTAATTGATGTATGTGTTATTGCAATCGGTACACTCGACTCATTCGGTGTCGATGCATATGAAGCATGGGATGCTGTACATAAAGCTAACATGGCTAAAGTAATCGGTGTAAAAGAAAGCAGGCCCAATCCACTTGGTTTGCCAGATCTAGTAAAGCCTGCAGGTTGGGAAAATCCATCGCATAGTGGCAACCATGGTCTCTTTAACGATATTTAATAGCATATACGATAATAAAACAGTCAAGAGAATGGACTACCAGTCTTTTGACGAGTTTGAAAAAGTATTGTACCGTTTAGCAAGTAGTGAGAAGTATCAAAAGAAAACTGATGCACCCCTTATCTCACCCGCTACATATAAGACCGGAACCACCCGAGCAAACGCTAACGTCACTGCTTGGGGTGGCTTCGGCATTGTTGATGTCGATGACTTCGAAGGTAAGATCGAAGATATTCATGATAAGTATTCTGACTACAAATATGTTTGCTATTCAACAGCAAGCTCTACCAAAGAGCAACCAAAGTTTCGTTTGGTATTTCCATTAACAGAGAACGTACCTGCGGATAAGATCAAACATTTTTGGCATGCACTCAATAAAGAAATTGGCGATATTGCTGACGCACAAACTAAAGATCTGAGCCGTATGTACTATGTGCCATCTAAATACAAGGACGCATACAATTTTATTTTTACCCACGATGGTAAGATTATGGATCCAAAAGTATTGATGGAAAAGCATCGTTATGCAGTTAAGTCAGAATCATTCTTCGACCGACTACCAGAAGCTATTAAGAAAGGATTGCTTGAGCACAAAAAAAACCAGCTCAATAACACAAACTACAGTTGGACTGGCTACGATGATTGTCCATTTGTAAACAAGAAGCAAGTTGAAGAATATAAAGCAATTAGTAACTCAGGTTGGTATTTACAGATGTATAAGATCATGGTATCAACAGCTGGTAATGCAATGCAACGAGGGTATCCTATTACTGCAAGAGAGATTGCTTGGATATGCCAAGACCTTGATAACCAAACTGGTAGCTGGTATGGTAAACGCGATATGGTAAAAGAAGCAGAACGTGCTATTGAGTTTTGCTTTAGAAATACTTTATAAATAAATTTGGGTGGTCCACATTAGAGATCCGCATTGGTTCATGCGTTAAAAGAATCGTATAATCCCGTAATGAGAGGACAATACGATGACTGTAGAACTAACTTACAGAGGCGTATCATACACTAAGAAAGTTGCTAAAAAAGCAACAGGTGTAGAAAAAGCTTCTAAATAACTAAAATAGGTGTGGAAAAATTTTAAGGGCCAAGGATGGCTTTCAATATGAGGTAAATTATGAAGCATGAATTGAGAAGTTATCAGCAAGTGCTTTGCGTTACAATGGAAGAATGTGGTGAACTTACTCAGGCGTGTAGTAAAGCGTTAAGGTTCGGCAATAAGGAAGAAATTGCAAAGGAAGCTGGTGATGTATTAGCGATGATCGATTTGCTGGTTAAATATGGATTTACAACCTACGACGATTTAGAAAAAAGAAAGCAAGTAAAATTTAATAAACTAAAAAAGTATAGTAATATAATTTGGGAAGAATAAAATGATTGAAATGATTGGAAGTAATGTTCTGGTAACAGAAGCTGGAGAGGAAAAAGTATCATCTGGTGGTATTATTCTCCAAGGGCAAGTAAGTAAAGCAGCTAAACCAGGTTTGATTTTAGCTGCAGGCCCAGAAGCAACACACTTAAAGTCTGGAGACCGAGTATTTTTAAAATGGTCTGAGGCCATGGCAGTTGATGTGGATGGAAAGCAAGCAGCAATTATCGATATGAAAAATATCTTGGCGGTGCATAATGTATAAGTATAATGTCAATGTAGTAAGGGTAGTCGATGGCGATACAGTTGATGTAGATATAGACCTAGGGTTTGGTGTATGGCTACATAAAGAAAGGGTTAGACTAATGGGCATCGATACACCCGAGTCTAGAACTCGCGATCTTGAAGAAAAATTCTATGGCCTGGAAGCTAAAAAATTCTTGAATACACTATTATTGGAATGTCCAGTGACTCTAGTGTCTCACGAAAAGGGCAAGTTTGGTCGCATTCTTGGTGAATTGTTTATCTATGGAAATACGGATAAATCAGTAAACCAAATGATGGTCGACAATTTCCATGCCGTTCCGTACAATGGTGGAAATAAAGTTTTGACTGAACAGCAACATCTGGAAAACAGAGAGCATTTAGAAGTAAGCGCAGGCATAAAATTCTAAAAAAACCCTGTACATTTGGTCTTAATTGTTGTATAATATACCTTTAAATTATGGAGTATTCCTATGAAAGAATCACTAAAAGTCTTGCAAGAATGTGCAGAACTTCAAACTAAAAAATCTAACGATTATCAGAATCCAAATTCGCGAATAAAGCAAGCCGACTACTATCCACGCGGTGTTGCTTCTATTCTCGACATTATCCAAGCTAAAACTCTACGCCTATACAGCGTAATCGAAGCTATGGAATCAGACCCTGAGTATAATCCAAACTTTGAATCCATTGAAGACTCTGGTAAAGATCTTATTAACTATGCATCGTTTTTAGTTGCTTATGCTCGTGGTGGTATTGAAGGCCAAACAGACGATAAAGATTTTCTTAACCGGAGCAAGTAATGACTTTAGAAATTGATCAAATCCGCACCTACTTTCGCAATGAACTAGAGAATGAAAACTTTACCACTGATCGTAATGGTGGTAAAACTATTGAATTGATTGGTGCATCTTTTTATGCAGACGAACCAGCTATCTTTGGTACTCCCAACGAAGAGTATATTAAAGCAGAGTTGGGTTGGTACGATAGCCAATCTACTAATATCAATGATATCTACGTAGATCGCGATCCACCGCAGGCTTGGCAGATGACCGGCAATCGACACGGTGAGATTAATTCTAACTATGGCTATCTAATACATTCAAAAGGTAATGGTAATCAATATCAGAACGTTCTTGATGAGCTATGCAAAAACCCAGACTCTCGTCGTGCATCGATGGTATATCAGCGTCCGTCTATATGGGCAGATTACAATGAGAATGGCAAGAATGACTTCATTTGTACTAACTCTGTGACTTACTATATAAGAGATGGTAAACTAGATTGTGTAGTTCAAATGAGATCTAACGATGTAATCTTTGGTTATCGCAATGACTACGCATGGCAACGACACGTGCAGTGTCAATTAGCAGATGATCTAAACAGATGTACATATGTCAAACCAGGACAGATTATTTGGCAAGTACAAAACTTACACGTCTATGACAGACACTTTGACTTGGTAAAACTATGAGCGAATTTTATGATTGGGGCGTAAGTAAACATTACCGATGGGATAAGCGATATCTAAATCTTGCTGGTCATATTGCAGCATGGTCAAAAGATCCATCTAAAAAGGTAGGTGCAATTGCTGTAGGTTCAAAGGGGCAAGTATTGGCTCAAGGCTATAATGGTTTTCCTAGAAAGATCAATGATTCTGCAGTACTATATAATAATAAGGAAAGCAAATACGAACGTGTAGTTCACGCTGAAATGAACTGTATATATAATGCTACCTACAACGGAACGTCGCTAGACGGTTCTACAATGTATATCCACGGTTTGCCAGTTTGTTCAGAGTGCGCCAAGGGTATTATCCAGGTAGGCGTTAAGCGAGTAGTTACAACAGCGATAGACGATACGATGCCTGAGAGATGGATCAAGTCTACAGAATTAACCAAACAATTATTTATGGAGGCCGGAGTCACTTACGACTTTATTGCATAATTATGGAACATTTAATCATACCAACTTTAGGTAGAATCAATAAGCAAAAGACTTATAATAACCTACCAGAAAAATGGCAAAAACGGGTTAGCTTCGTAGTTCAACCACACGAAGCTGCACAAATGAAAGCACTTTATGGAAGTAAGGTATTAGTCTTACCAGCAGAAATCAAAGGATTATCTCCAACCAGGCAATGGATATGGGATACATTCTATGGTACACGACATATGGTGCTTGATGACGATATGGAATACTTTAAGTACAAAGGTCCAGCACCAGAACATCTTGATACCAAATGGGAAACACGAGATATGTCTGACGCTGAGTTTGATGATGCATTTGAGACTTTTAATCGTTGGTGTGATGATGAACAAATCTATCACGGTGGCTTTTCTACATCGTGGGTAGTACCAGATCTTAAGTATTGGCCTGAACAGAATAACGTACGTATTATGACTAACTCATACTTTGATTCTAAGAATTTACCAAGAAACATTGTATGGGATAAGTTACCAACCTCACAAGATTTCCATGCTAATCTACAGTTACTTACTCAGGGATTTGCTAATAGAATCACAACGCGTTACAGAGTATCAATATCAGAAACCAACGCAAGTGGTGGGTGTTCAGAATATAGAACAATTGAGTTGAGCAATCAAGTTCATACTCAACTAGCTGAAATGTATCCAGACTACGTTAAGCTAAAAACAAAGACTCTTGCAAATGGTCCGTGGAAAGGCCAAGAGCGAGTAACATGTCATATCCAATGGGCAAAAGCTTATAAGGATGCAATTAAAAAGAAAGAAGAGATATCCTTGGAGGGTTTTTTCGGATGAGACACGCAGGAATTGTACCACTAATTGGTGGCGAAATATTAGCTTCAGACGAAGCGTATGGTAAGACTCCAGAATACTTAATGACTTATTCTGGATTCATGGACAATGAGCAACACTTAATTAAGCATTATAAGAACAAAGGGCATGACATTCCCTATCACGTTCTTGATGAATTGCCTGATGGCGTTACGATGGAGAACGTTGATGTTGTTTCTTCAGTTTGCCCTTGTGCTGGCTTAAGCACTTACCACAATTCACATGGTGAAGAAAACCAAAACAATCAATGGATGGAAAAATCCTCTGAGTACGTACTAAAAGTAATTAAGCCAAAGGTACTATGGGGTGAGAACGCACCAGGCCTAGCAGGTAAGATTGGTGAATTCATGCGAGAAAAACTTTACAACCTTGGCCAAGAGCATGGTTATAATTTCTCTATCTTTCTAACCAAAAGCCTGCTCCACGGCAACCCACAATACCGTAAGCGTACTTTCTTTTTCTTCTGGAAAAAAGACGAGTTTAACAACAGTGTTCCACTGTTTAACTATATTAAGAAAGAACGTCCAACTATTCAAGAGTTAATTCTTAATGCAGATACCTCGTTCCAACATGAGATTTTAAATAAGAAAACTCCAAGCAAAGACGACGCTTATTATCGCTATATGCTAGAGGTTGTCAATAACGGAATGACTCATGCTGACTATTCTGCCTCAGTTGCTCACGAACACAAATCAGTAACAGTAGAATCTAGATTACTTAAGATGGGAATTAAGCATAACACCATTGCAGAGTGGATGGATCAGTTCCCACAGTTTGAGCGAGAAGCAGCAAAGGCTAGACGTAAGCATAAAAAGCTAGAATCAGGCGGTGGCATTATGCTTCGTGGTACAATCATTCCAGTAAACTATATTGGCGCATACGTAGTTCATCTTCCTAAAGTTGTGGCACATCCGGTTGAAGATAGATATCTTTCTATTGCTGAAGGTAAAGCTATTATGGGTCTACCTTCAGATCTTGAAGTCGTGGATCCAATGAAAAACTATAATCATATTTGCCAGAACGTTCCATTCTATACTGCAAAAGATATGGCACTAGAGGTTCAAGCTTGTCTAAATAAACAAAGGGATTTGATTGATACTAAATACTTATTCCAAAACAATTTAGCACAAAAATATGACTACGATCGAAACGATAATAGTCTGGAGAACTTTTTATGAGAATACTATTAACAGGAACGCAGGGGTATAGAAAAGGATTTATCGGTAATCGATTCCTAGATCTATACAAAGACAAATACGATATCGTTGAGTTTGAAGGCGATATCAGAGATGCTCAATGCATTGATTTACGCGAATACGATATGGTAATTCATCTCGCTGCTTTAGCAGGTGTCCGTAGATCACATGAAATTCCAGAAGAATACTGGCAAACTAATGTTACAGCATCTAAGTACATTTTTGATTCTTGCAGATATTACAAGGTACCTATTGTATATGCTTCATCTTCGTCAGTGTACGAATGGTGGCAATCACCTTACGCTGCTTCTAAGTACGCTATGGAGGCTTTAGCCCCTGATGGATCTATTGGACTAAGATTCCACACAGTCTATGGACCAAACAGTAGAACTGATATGCTATACGATATGCTATTAAAGAAAGATCCAAAGCTTTCGTATATCACAGAGCACACTAGAGATTGGACTCATGTTGACGACGTTTGCTCAGCTATCGCTTTATGCGTAGATAACTATAGCAAGATAGAAGAAAAAGCTATCGATGTCGGTAATGGTAAACCCGTTACAGTAAAACAAATGGCTGACAAAGTTTGGCCTGGAAATAATTTGCCAGTCAAAGAAGTAACTGGCGAGAGAGAACACACATGCGCAGATCCAGAGGTACTATTAAGTTATGGATGGGAACCACAACATCATATATTGGAGAACTAAAATGAGAATAGCAGTTATTGGCCACGGTTTCGTTGGTAAAGCAGTAGATTATGGATTTAGTAATCCAGGAGTAGAAAAACGAATACTCGATCCAAATTATGGAACAACATCAGAAGACGTAAGAAATCTAGCTAAATGGAAGCCAGATCTTACATTCATCTGTGTTCCTACACCTATGCAAGATGATGGCGATATCAATACCGCTATTCTTGACGAGGTAATGGAAGATCTATCTGGAGTATCCGGTTTAATTGTAATTAAATCGACTATCACTCCATCTACGATTGATAAGTATTCACAATCAAACGTCGTATACAATCCAGAGTTCTTGACAGAACGATCTGCGTGCGAACAGTTTGTAAATCCAGAGTTCCACATCTTCGGCGGTGAAGAAGAGCAGTGTGAACAATTGGAAAAGTATTACGAAGTGTATAGTTTATGTACGCCATGTCCATCATTCAAAGTAAATAAAGCTGAAGCAAGTTTCGTAAAGTATGCTATTAATTCTTTCCTAGCAACTAAAGTAACTTTCTTTAACCAGCTATATGATGCATGCAACGCACATGGTAACGTAAACTTTAACCAAGTAATTAAAGCAGTCGGTGCTGACGATCGTGTTAGTATTTCACATACAAAAGTTCCAGGGTTTGATGGAAAGCAAGGATATGGTGGAGCATGCTTCCCCAAAGACACTCTCGCCTTTTCTAAGTTCAGCGATAAACTTACCCTATTGGCAAAAGCTATTGAAATTAATAACGCTTACAGATCACAGTACGAACGCGATGAGAGAGAAAAAGAACAAAATATTTCTTTCGACCATGTACAAAGCACCGTATCTGTGATATAATAGACGATATCATTAAACAGGAGAAGATATGCCAAGCGTAGACTTAAGACCGAAAGGTAAGAAAAAAGCAATGCCATTTGAAGTGGCTATGAGAAAATTCAAGAAGTCTGTAGAACGAGCTGGTACTTTGCAAAAAGCAAAAGAAAAAGAGTTCTATGAAAAACCAACTTCTAGGAAGAAAAGAAAGAAAGCAGAATCCATTATCAGATGGCGTAAGAAAGAAAGACAACTAGCACAAACTGGTTGGGAACAACCAAGGAGTAGATCATAATGTCCGTAATGGATAGATTAAAAAAGAATAGTCGAGTCAAAGATACAGCTGTACTTAAAGACTCAGTATTCTTTACAGAAAAAGATATGGTAAAGACTGAAGTACCTATGGTCAATATCGCGCTATCAGGCGATGTCGATGGTGGTTTAACCTCAGGCCTTACAGTTCTTGCTGGTCCGAGTAAACATTTTAAGACTTCGTTTGCTTTGTTGATGGCAGGTGCATATTTAAAAGAGCACGACGATGCAGTACTAATATTCTATGATTCAGAGTTTGGTTCACCACAATCTTACTTCGAGTCATTCGGTATTGACACATCTCGTGTATTACACACACCAATTGTTGATGTTGAGCAACTCAAGTTTGATCTTGTAAACCAACTCGAAGAAATTGAACGTAAAGACAAAGTCATTATCGTAATCGATTCTATTGGTAACCTTGCATCTAAGAAAGAATTGCAAGATGCTAAAGATGAAAAATCAGTAGCAGATATGTCTCGAGCTAAAGCACTTAAAGGCTTGTTTAGAATGGTAACACCATATCTAACTATGCGCAATATTCCAATGCTTGCTGTCAATCATACATATCAAGAGATTGGATTATTCCCTAAGGCTATCGTATCTGGTGGTACTGGTATTTACTACAGCGCAGACAACATCTGGATTCTTGGCCGTCAGCAAGTTAAGAAAGGCAAGGAAGTCAAAGGCTATAACTTTGTGATCAATGTAGAAAAATCACGCTTTGTGAAAGAGAAATCTAAAGTACCTATCACAGTATCGTGGGACGGTGGCATCGAGCAATACTCTGGCCTACTAGAAGTTGGATTAGCAGGTGGCTATGTTACTAAACCAAGTATGGGTTGGTATGCTAAAGTAGATCAATCAACTGGTGAACAAATGGACCAGAAGTATCGTGAGAAAGATACTCTAACTGCTGAGTTCTGGGAACCAATCTTTGCAAATACTAACTTTAAAGAGTTCTTAAAAGCACACTATTCTATTGGTCATAAGCCTATGTTGGAAATCGACCTCGACGAAGTAATTGAAGAAGAGGCCAGTGCGTGAGCGAAATAACCAAAGATGATTACGCATTAGTAGAAAATGACGGGTCGTTTTATGCAGAGTTCTATGGCGTAAAGTTTACTACTGGTAAATACAAAAACATAGTGGTAGTTTATGGTAAAGTAAAAGTACTTGAAGATGAAATAAACGACCAAGCTAAGCTATCGTTTACTTACGCTATTCAAGATCCAGCTGATTATGACATTGAAGAACTAGAAAAAGATGAAGATTTTGGCGAACATATGGGCGACATACTTACTCATTTTATCGCTGAATCACTAGAAAACCAAGAGGCACAAATTGGAACTATCGAATCACCTATCGACATCGATCCTGAGTCATTTACTCAATAATGAAGGTTATTGCCGTAGGGTAATACCATACATTAAAGCTGAGTATTTTGAAGGTACTCATAGAACAGTATTTGATATGATTGTGAAGTTTGTTCATCAGACGAATAAACTTCCAACGTCTAAAATATTGCAACTAGAGCTAGCTAAAATTAGCGCACCTGAAGAAATACTCAATAGCGCAAGTCAGCTAATCGAAGAAATACACACTAAGACTGATGTTGATACTGAATATCTAATTAAAGAATCTGAGAAATGGTGCCGTGATCGTGCTGTCTATAATGCGATCATGGACTCCATTCAGATTATTAATGGTGATAACAAAGAAAAGTCCGATGGTGCTATTCCAGAAATTCTATCTGATGCTCTCGGAGTATCGTTCGATCAGGCCATCGGCCACGATTACATCGATAATTCTGCAGAACGCTTTGAGTTTTACAACACAAAAGAAGATAGAATCCCGTTTGACTTGGATTACTTTAATAAGATAACAAAGGGTGGGTTACCTAATAAAACACTGAATATTGCTTTGGCTGGCACTGGTGTTGGTAAATCTTTGTTTATGTGTCATTGCGCAGCATCCATTCTACAGCAAGGTAAGAATGTTCTCTACATTACTATGGAAATGGCTGAAGAGCGTATCGCTGAGCGTATTGATGCTAACCTAATGGATCTACCTATTGAACAACTCGAACGAGTGCCAGAAAAAGTATTCAAAGACAAGATTGCTGCTATTGCTAAAGCAAGTATTGGTAAGCTAATCGTCAAAGAATATCCAACTGGCTCAGCACATACTGGTCATTTTAGAGCACTTCTGAACGAACTTAAAATGAAGAAGAACTTTAAACCAGATATGATTTATATTGATTACCTAAACATCTGCGCATCAAGTCGTATGAAGGCTATGGGTGGCAGTATAAATAGTTACACCTACATTAAAGCTATCGCGGAAGAATTGCGAGGCCTTGCTGTAGAGTTCAATGTTCCAATCATGTCAGCTACTCAGACAACACGTTCTGGTTTTGGTAACACTGACGTTGGACTTGAAGATACATCGGAATCTTTTGGTTTACCAGCTACGGCAGACTTAATGTTCGCTCTTATATCTACAGAGGAACTTGAAGAACTTGGCCAGATCATGGTAAAACAGCTAAAGAACCGATATAACGATCCTACCAAGTACAAAAGATTCGTAGTCGGTATTGATCGCTCCCGCATGAAATTATATGATGCAGAAGAGTCTGCCCAACAGGATCTTGTATCGGATCCTGCGGCAGACAAACCAATAGCAACGTGGGGTAACAATGAAAATAAAGACACGTTTGCTGAATTCAAAATCTAGGAGATTATTATGTTAAAATGGTTTAAAGAACGTACTGGTGAGAGAACTACCTTAGATGGTATGACACTCATGTTAATTTGTGGTTCAGTTATTTTGTTTGGCGGTGTTGCAAACTTACTAGCCTGGGCCGGGTTTGCATACGGCATTTACACTACGGTATCATCTGAAGATCCAAGTTGAGACCAAATTTAAGAGATTAGTCTCTTGTAGCCCTGTACAAAATCCTTATATGTTGATATAATAGTACCATAAATTAATCAAAGGATATTTACATTATGAAAGACTTAATTGAAAAAACCCAAGAGCTCATCTCGATCATGGAGAAACAATTACATGATCGTTTTGAGCACACCAGAGATACCGAAAGGTATACCTTCCAAGAAGGTCGTAACTATATCAAGATTATCAGAGAATCTGATCGTTACGACAGAGTTTCTCAATCCGTAGCTGGTTTTATCGTTAAGAAAGCTCCTAAAAAGCTTGATAATAAAACTAAGGCTCCATTTCAAATTGGCGATATGTTGATGGCTGCTGGTTTTAACAAACCTGCTACTAACTTCGCTAGAGGTAATGTTTTTAATTATGATCCAGCTGATATCCGCTGGACGGGGATTTAATTATGAGTTTAGATATTCTTGAAAGTGCGTTAAAAAGTCAATCAACTTACGTTTCATTTGAAGATGGAACGGAGTGGATTGCTCCCATTGAAGCTTTCTCTGTACTAGATAAGTATTTTTGGGAATTGGTAAACCATAGGCCAGTAAAGGCTATGGATATGGGTCATGATTCTAAATTTTTGGGAGCATAATATGAGTAAACTAAAGGACGTTTTATTTGATTCAGTTGAAACTATGAGCCTTGAGGAGTTTATCCTCGAGTGTTCTAATCTATTCGGCGGTGATGAATACGAAGCCAGATCATTCTGGTATCAAAATAATGTTGGAAGTGATATAGGTATTGATTATGAGAACTAATTCTTTTATTTTTACAGCTGATGTAAAGTCGGCTGCTGATATGCAACAGATTGAAATGTTGAGAAATTCAATTAAAGCTGTTAATAAAATGGCTAAGCAAACTGATACAATGAATCAATATCGCTGTGAGCATGGTTATGATGATTGGAAAGATGTTACACCTAAGTATCGTGTTTCCTTAATGGCACGCGGTCCACGCAGAGCAGCTGCTATTGCTGATGGCCGTAGTCCAAGAGCTTATGATTCATGTCTTCCACTAAGACACGCCGAAAGAATTGACGTATATGTCCATAATGCTCGATAGTTGGATAGTTAAAGTTACCAAGGGCGATACCACAATCGCCCAATGCCTCTATGATTCTAAGAAAACTGCATGGGAATCATATAATCAATTTAAAGAAAAAGGATATACCGTAGAGTTTAGTTTCAAAAAAGTATAAATAGATTAATAATAACTTATTTGTAAGGGACTTAGAATGCGCGGCTTTAAAACTTTTTTACCTGAAGATTTAGACGATTTGCAATACAGTGGTAGTGATACCACATTTGCGTTGTCTGTTCTTTCTAAGATTGACGATGAGATCGGCTCAATCAATACAGAAATTGAAGTAGATGTACGACCTGGAAAAAACAGTGGAAGAAAACTAGGCGTTAGTCAAAGAGCACTTGATAAAGATCGCGAAAAGTTTGCAGGCCTTGCAAGAGATATCATTGACGCACATCCAGATTTAGAACTAATGATGGATAAAGTTCCCGCCGCTCGTAAAGAAAAAGACTACGCTTTTGGCCATAAAGATTTAGAAAAATATGTATATGTTAACCTTAGACCATTAGGTGGCCGAAGTGCATTAGGTGATGATCCACATGAATTAATGACTGCAGCTCTATGTTTATTCCCTAGAGCACACAACATTACCAATTCAGATGAAATGGATGCATTGATTGAGTTAGTAAAAGGTAATCTGCGAAAGGTTAAAGGCTATAAGCAAGGTCAAGTAGATTCATTAGAGGGTAACTATTCTAATCTATGTCAAGCTGTATCCGCAGCAAATGCTATCATTAAAGCTGGTTATGGTAGTGCTGATATGCTTTATCTTACAGGCCAGGCATGGGACGACGACGTTACAGAATTTCAAAGAACTAAATATGGAATGAAAGACTTTAACTCTTCTGATTTTATTATTAAGAAAGGTTCAAATTACTGTGGTATTTCATTGAAGAAAAAGAGAAGATCTACTGAAGGTGATCCAACTCTTATTAATAAAGCATTCACCACTCTTCTAGCTGATAGAAAGTTTGATAAATTAAGAACACAAATTGATGCTGATGCCGGAGCATTCTATGTTCATGTCATTAAGGTAGCACAAAGGCTTAAAATTCTGTCACCTGAAATGCAAAAAGAGCTAAAGAAAAGCAGACCGACTTCTAAAAATTGGAAGCAATATATCCAAAGAATACCGAATGATCTAGTCAATAGAGTACTTAAAGGTAAGAAAACATTATTTAAAACTATGGCTAAAACCATTAATGATAATAGTGATCTAATTGCTAATCAGTTAATCCAATTAATTTTTAAATCAGATCTAAAAGAATTAAAGAAAGTTAACTTTGACTTTGCTCTTGTTACTGGTGTTGGTGATTATGGAGCTCGTAAAGGAGTTGTTGTTGAGGCAGGTGAATATAAAGACATCGAATCTTCTTCATCTCTAATAGACGATCTATTCAGTAAAGGTGATGCTAAAATGGTTTTAACGCCAGGTGCTACACAGGCATATGATCCTGGTGCAGGTGCTGCAAATCTTAAGTTTACTTTAATGATTGGCACTGTACAAATAGCACATATTGTGTTAAGATATAAGGGTAATTTCAGGGCAGCTCCAAACTTTACTGCTGAAATGACTTCAGAATTTAAAGCATTATTTACATAAGGAATATTAATGAAATCGTTAAAGAATTATTTATCAGAAGCAGCTAGTAAGAATACACACATGACTCACCTCGAAGATCTGATCATCGATGGTGGCGTTTCTGGTGCACGGCAAGCTATTATGGCATTACGTTCTTTACGTGATATGCTAAAAGGTAGCGCTGATTCTTCAGTTGACGTGACTGTTAAGTGGGACGGAGCTCCCGCCGTATTTGCAGGAGAAGATCCAAGTGATGGTTCATTCTTCGTTGCAAAGAAAGGTATCTTTAATGCTAATCCAAAAATTTATAAATCACATGCTGATATTGATGCTGATACTTCCGGCGATTTATCTAAAAAGTTGAAAATGGCATACGATTATCTTAAGCCCTTAGGAATTAAAGGTGTTATACAAGGTGACTTCATGTTTGATTCATCTGATCTAAAGAACGAAACAATCGACGGTCAGAGAATGGTGGTTTTTCACCCTAATACAATTGCTTATGCTGTACCAAAGGGATCAACAATAGAAAGACAAATATCGAAAGCTAAGATTGGTATCGTATGGCACACTAGTTATTCTGGTGGAACGTTTGAATCTATGAGAGCTGAGTTTGGTGGTAACATATCAAGTAAGTTAAAGCAATCATCTAATGTATGGATGCAGGACGCTACACTTGACGATCTATCAGGCACGGCTACTTTAACTGATGCAGAAACTGAAGCTTTAAATGCCAAGCTGTCGGCTGCAGGTTCTCTCTTTAGAAAAATCTCATCTTCGACCTTAAAGACTATTGAAGACAATAAAGAACTTAATCTTATGATTAATGTCTATAATAACACTAAGGTAAGAGCAGGTGAAAAAATTACTAATACTCGAGCTCACGCTGACGGTATGATAAAATTTATTCAAGCTAGATACCAAAAGCAGATTGACAAAAGGAGTAGTCAGAAAGGTAAGGACACACAAGCTGCTAAACGAGATGAAATATTAACGTTTTTTGACAAAAAGAACTTGAAAAACTTACAATTAATCTTTGATTTACAGAATTTAGTGGTAGATAGTAAATTAATCATTATAAATAAACTAAACAAACTAAACAAAATTGGGACGTTTGTTAAGACTAAATCCGGATTTAAAGTAACCAACCCTGAAGGTTTTGTTGCTATAGATCGAATGGACGGTGGAGCTGTTAAATTAGTTGATAGAATGGAATTTTCTACTAACAACTTTAGCAAAGATATTATAAAAGGTTGGGATAACCCCAACTAAATGGGATACCGAGGATAAGCATGTTAAGTTTTAAAGAGCATACTCAGCTGGAAGCTTTGACTAACCAGCAGCGTATGAAGGCTAAAATAAATTTCAAGAAAAACAAAGCTAAAATTATGCTTGGTCGCAAAAAAGCGGCTAAGAAACTCGCATCCCCAGAAAAACTTAAAGCTCGAGCCGTAAAGCAGGCACGGAATATTTTACTTAAAAAAATTCTGAAGAAAAGAGATAAAGCTGATTTATCGTTTTCGAGCAAACATAGTATTGAGAAAAAGCTAGCCAAGAAGAAAGGAGCAATTCAAAAGATTGCTAAGAAGCTTCTTCCTAAAGTAAAGGCAGCTGATCGAGCTAAGAAAAGGGGTGGTGCGGGTAAAAATGATTAAAAAGTTTAGTGAATTTGTAACAGAACAAAAGGGCGAGGTTACTATCGTATTTGGTAGATTTAACCCACCTACTTCTGGCCATGAAAAATTATTTGAGACACTAAAGAAAGTTTCCAAAGGTGGCATGTATAGAATATATGCTTCTAAATCCGAAGACGCTAGAAAGAACCCCCTCCCATTTAGAGATAAAGTAAAATTCCTACGCAAAATGTTTCCAAAGCATGCCAGAAATATTATGGCAGATACCGATACGCGTACGGTTATTGACGTAGCTCGTAAACTATACGATCAGGGTTTCACTAAAATGTCTCTGGTCGCAGGCTCTGACAGAGTAAAAGAATTTGAAATTCTACTTAATAAGTACAATGGCGTAGAAGCGCGCCATGGGTTCTACCAATTTGAAAGTAAGATTAAAGTAATCTCTGCGGGTGAAAGAGATCCTGATAGTGATGATGTTTCTGGCATGTCGGCCTCTAAGTTAAGAGCAGCTGCTGCCGACAACGATTTGGAGTTGTTTAGCAAGGGAATGCCAAAATCATACAAAGACAGTAAGGATTTATTTAATGCTGTAAGAAAGGGAATGGGATTAAAAGAATCAAAACTATTCCGTAAGCATGTTGAATTGCCAAAGGTTTCTGATACAAGAGAAGACTATGTAGAGGGTAACCTATTTGCTGAAGGTGATACTGTACAACTCAAAGAAACTAAAGAAATTGGCGAAATAACTACTTGTGGTGCTAATTATCTTACAGTTAAGTTTGAAGACAAAACAAAGAAAGTTTGGTTAGATCAAGTCGAATTAGTTGAGAAGCATTGTGGTAGTCGTAAAAAGAAAGTAAATGAAGATGATCCATGTTGGGATAGTCACAAGCAGGTAGGTATGAAAAAGAAAGGTAAGAAGATGGTGCCTAACTGCGTACCCAAAGAAGCTAAATCGAAAGACTATGATTCAATGACGGCTAAACAAAAGAAGAAGCACGATAAGCCAAGACCAAATGCACCAGAGAGTAAACACACTAAAAAGTTTAGACAAATGTACGGTGAAACACTTTCATTCGAAGAATTTAACATCAAAGAAAAAGTAGATGTAAAAGGTGCACTGAAGAAAAAGGCTGATAAATCTGGCATGCCGTATGCAATTCTTAAGCAAGTATTTGACAGAGGATTCGCAGCTTGGAGCTCATCTCATAGACCAGGAACTAATCCTACACAATGGGGATTGGCTCGGGTTAATTCATTTGCAACAAAGTCCAAAGGGACATGGGGCAAGGCCGATGCGGATCTTGCTAAAAAGGTAAGGGGAAGTTAATGATAACTTTTAAGGAACACTCAGACGTAGAAGAAAAATATAAAGGTAAGTTTCCACCAGATTTGGTAGCAGCTGCTATTAAAGTTGCTATGAGCATGGCTGGCAATATGACCGGTGCTAGCAAAAAGATCGAAGCTATGAAGCGCGGCTTATCTAAAGATAAGGTTGTGGCCGATACTTTACGATTGGTTAACGAAGGTCGTGAAATTTACGTTATGAAAAAAGGTAAATTTACGCGTACAGTTGACGGCAAAGAAGCTGATAAGATGAAGCGTAAAGGTTGGAAACTAATCGGTAAGAATGAATCAGTAGAGGAAGCTAGAAGAAAAAAGCCTAAACCGTCGGCCCGAGACCGCTTAATTAAATCGCTAAAAAAGCACGGGTACGACGTACATGCACGATCTAAGGCTGCTGATGCTGAAGTTAAAAGACTTAAAAAGCTATACAATATGGAATCAATTGAAGAGTCAATAGAACTCGATGAGTTTACTATCCCCGTTTCACTAGCAACAAAGATTCCATTCCTTAAGGATAAAGTATACCAAAAAGCTCTACGATACTATTTAGATTGGAGAAAGAAAAACCCTAAACAAGGTTCTATGGGTATCTCTAAAGCAGCAAGAGAATTTGGCGTAGATATTAAAACATTGCAATTGCAATTGCATAAACTTATAGATCTTGGTAAGCTGCCTAAGCATTTGGCAACTAATCCAAATATGCTAGGCGGTGGAGTACGTAATCCAACTCGTAAGAGCGGGTTTGGTCAACAATAAATAAATTAAAACTTAAAACTAAGGAGTTAATTAAGTGAAAACATTAAAAATAATCAGAGCAGAATTATCTGAAAAGGCCTACCGTCCAACCGGTTCTATGTCTCAGCTAGGTAATTTAGTAGCTCAGGCGTTTAAAAAGCACGTCGAAAAAGCTAAGATGTCACAGGTCGATGAAAAGAAGCTTACCAAAATGTGGGGTGATTGGACCTCTAAAAAAGGTGCAGCTTTAGTTCTCGATTATATTTCAAAGGCAGAAAAGAAAGCTAAACTTGAAGCTGGTTCAATTGCTGTTGCGGGTATGAAAGGTAAAAAGTTCGGCCAGTTTAAGAAAGAGGGTAGCTATTCTACCGATAAGCAAGATTATTATCTGCTAAGTAACGATTTCGTAGTTATGATCCAAGGTCCTACTGATGCTAAAGAACTTAAGCAAATGACTAAAGCTATGAAAGGTTCTTATAAGAGCACAGCAGCCGGTACTCTAGATGGTCTGATGGGCGGTGATGCTAAGTTTGGTCCTGGTCCTACAATCGAAATTAGAGATACATTTGGTATTATTATAGACGATAAGTAATATGATACCATTTGCGCAGTACATAACTGAAGCGGTTAAGGAAGGCGATACAGTACGCATTAAAAAGCAATATGCTGATTCGCCTCAAGAAGCTAAAGAGCTTTATACGGTTAAAGAGTTAAGAGGGCCAAGGGTTCTTATTACCCCTAAGGTTTGGAAAGGCCGTGGCATTAAGCCAACGGAAGCAGTACAACTAAAAATGATAGAGAAAGCGTAATATGTTAACATTTAAAGAACATATTGAAGAAGGATCAGAATCTTGGGAAGCAGGATTTAAACGTCGTGTGGTAAAGACGACCAAGCCTGAACATAAAGAAAAAGGATTTGAGTGGAGAATCAAGGGTAAAGATCGACCTGAGATATCTATTAAGTTGTATAAAACAAAGCCTGATTTTGCAGAGTTTAAGAAACAAATGAAGCGAGTTGCAGGCCATGAGTTTGGTGGATAATGAAAACGTTTAAAGAGATTCGCGAAGCAAAGGTCAGATGGAAGAAAGCAGGTCCAAATGGCGAAATAGAAGCCACCATTGGTGGGAGTCGATGGAAAATTGAGAAGGCTCAACATTCTCGTGGAGAATATCACGCAAAGAGTTATAATAAGAAAACTCGTGAATGGGATTGGGCGTTTACACAATCTAGTAAAAAGAGTGTAAAAGATGCCATCGAAGATAATCCAAATAGAGACTAAGAATGAAAACGTTTAAAGAACATTTAGAAGGATTTGCGTTATACGAAGGTTCAATGGTTCCATTGGAAAGTCCAATGATTGAGCTTGATGAAGCGGAATATAAAGGCCGAGAAGTTGAACTTGGCAGCCCATCACGCAATAGCGCTGATGGTAAAAAATACGTGGTATACGTTAAAGACCCGAAAACAGGAAATGTTAAGAAAATAACCTTTGGTGATCAGAAGGGTGGACTATCATCTAAAATTAATGATAGAGATGCTGCAGCAAACTTTGCATCACGTCACAACTGTGATACTAAAAGCGATAAAATGAAGCCAGGTTATTGGTCTTGTCGATTACCGAAATACGCAAAGGACTTGGGGCTTAAAGGTGGTGGATCTTACTTTTGGTAAACCTTATTGGGAAGACGCTGACGTAAGAACGTTCTTTCCAGAAATAGACGACGCAGAATATGTTTGGCATAGAGATGCCGAAGATAGAGAGATTGAAGTTTTAGAGGGAGAAGGATGGCAATTTCAAGTAGACAAATGTCTACCATGGTTGCTTAAAAAGGGAATGGTATTTGATATACCTGAAGGAGAGTACCACAGACTAATCAGAGGAGTAACTCCTCTCAAATGTAGGGTTATAAAACATGGCAACAGCTAAAGAACAAAGAGACGAACAATCACAACGTCTTGATAGGATTGAACAAAAAATCGATCATATGGCTGATGCTATTATTGCCCTAGCTCGCGCCGAAGAAAAGATCATTACATTAACAGATTTTGGTAAACAACAAGGTGAGCAAATATTAACTCTTATAAATAGAGTTGATAGATTAGAAAATTTGGTTAGGCAAAATGCCCAGACCGTACAAGTTATTAACAAACTATTCTGGATAATTACAGCTGCAGCCGCGGCCGCAATATCAGGAATGCTTTTTATTCAATAGGAGAAATAAAATGTATAACGACGATGTAACACGAAGCATTGCTAAGGCTGCACAAGAAGTATTAGAAGGCTACGGCAAGAAAAAAATGAAAAAAGAAGAAATGGACCCACGCGATCATGTTAAAGAGAGCGACGGCGTATTTGAAGTAGTTGATAAAGATGGTAAGACTGTAAAGGCTTATAAGAGTAAAGCAGCTGCTGAAAAGTATGCAGTTAAGAACCATGATAAGCTAATGGGTGAAGTTGCTGAACCAGAAGCCAAGGGCGAAAAAGATTTTAAAGCTAAACATAAAATCAAAAAATCTGGTGAAGAAGCAGATGGTGACGTTGTTAAAGAAAAATACCACGATGACGACGATGACGAGGAAGTCGATGAAATGTCTGATAAGCAAAAGAAATATCAGGCTTTCTTTAAAAAGGCTCTAAAAGAATTCGGCGTTTCATCACCAGCTGAGCTTAAAGGCGATAAGAAAAAAGAGTTCTTCGATTATGTAGATAAGAATTACGAAGGTGTTGATGAAAGTCTTATCGGTTCAATCAAAAAGGCTGCAGGTAAAGCTAAAACTGCTGTAAAGAGAGCTGCCATGGGTAAAGCGGGTAGAGCTAAAGCTGACAATGACGCAGCGTTTGATAAAGCTAGAGATCCTAAAGAGCGTATCAATAAGAAGAAAGAACAAATTAAAGGATACGTTGAAAAACTTAAAGCTGCCGAAAAGAAACACAAAGATGGCGAAATCGATGATGATAAGCTTGATGATCTTGAAGATTACTACAACGGCCTTATTAATAAAGCTGAAGATTATATCGATGAGCTTAGCTGAGGCAAATACGCAATAAACGTAGCATCATATATAATACATGATGAAAATATTTGACGAATTGACAAACCGAAACTTTAAACTCTTTGCCATGCAACACTACGATAATCCAGAGTGTACGGATGTCGAAGAGTTTAAAGAGGATTTAAACAGATTTAGATATCTTAAAAGATTACTAAGTCGATACGAAGCTGACGGCGATCTTCAGGAACGCTTGATACTCAATCACATAATAGTAATATACAATGTGTTTGGATTAGAAGCAGCAAATAGAATGGTGTGGTTTAAGTTGCAAAAGGAACATTGGACTTATATTAAACCATTCTTAGTGTTTTTAAATTTTTTACCAGTAGATGAAAAGGTTCATATTCCACTTGATCCATTCATTGTAGATAAACTAAGGAAGCTGTAATGGGTTTACTTTCAAGAGCAGGTGACGTAATATACGCATTTAAATTTTTGCGTACGCTAACTAAGCCTTGGAACAAGATGGAAGCATATAAGCTTGGTATTATCGACAAAGATGGTAAAGTGCTTAAAAAATCTAAAGAGCTAGAAACACCAGAAGAAAAATCTGCTTATACCATTTTTCATCGCTTGGTTTTTAATGTTAAGCGTTTGGTAGGTAAAGTACCTGGTGGTAAGTCTACAATAGGTTCATATGCAGCTGCACTATTTTTGATTAAAGAGCACACTCAATTAAGTGAAGAAGAGCTCGAAGCTGTTGTAAGCGAATTCCTAGAAGTTGATGAATTGCAAAGTTTAGAGGAAGCTACTTGGTTCCAAGAAAATAATAAACTAAAGCCAGGCGATTATAAACTAACTAAAAACGTAGCACATTTGTCTACTGGCGAAGTAATCGCATTCACTAAAGATAAAGTTATAGTAAATGAATTTTTAGAACCAACGGATAGAATCTTTAACCAAAATATTTACAAAGTAAAGCATGCTAAAACAGGTTTAGAAATATACATAACAAATGAGGATATCAAACGATGAAATCGTTTAAGGATATATGGCTACAGGCACTCGAAGATACGACAACAATGAGTGTTGATCTTACTCCTAGTAAGCCGTTAAAAAAGAAAAAGGAAAAAGTAGAAAGACGCTATGATGGCCGAACTAAAGAAGGTAAAAAATTCGTTGAAAGAATTATGGCCAAACGACAAGCGAGAGAATCCAATAAAGTAGAGAAATAATATTATGAGTAAAATTTTGATTGGAGTGATTGTTATTATGGGTTTAGGAGGATGGTTCCTCTATAATAAGAATGTTGAGTTGCAAAGGCTCAATGTAGCTTATGAAGTAAGAGATGCTGAGCAAAAAGAAGCAATAGCTGCTGTTCAGGAAAATCTACAAAAAACCACGAAAGCACTAACCGGTCTCCAGGTTAAAAACCAACAATACGAAGCAGAAATGGCTGAATATCTTGACATATTCAGACGACACAATATTGCCAAATTAGCAAGTGCAAAACCAGGTATGATTGAGCTTCGATTTAATAATGCAACAAAGGAGGTATTCAATGGTATTGAAGAGGATAGCGCTCGGATTAGTGCTCTTAACGACTAATGCATGTTCGTTATTAGGGCCAAAAGAAGTAGAAGTAATTACCAAACCTATTGAAATAGATATAGTACAACCTGTTCTTCCCCGTCCACTTGATCTTAAAGAGCCTAAATGGTATGTCGTTTCTGATGCTGTTATTATAGAAAACTGCATTAAGAATCCAGAGACTAAGAAAAGAGATTGTAAGCTTGGAAAGGAAGATTTGTACCCTGAAGGATATACATATCTAGATAAATTCATTGATGATATAAAGAAAAAACATGGGGGTGATATCGTATTCGTAGCCATGAGTGTTGAGGATTATAAGCACATGGCGTATAACACACAAGAACTAAAAAGGTATATTAACCAATTAGGCGAAGTGATAGTATATTACCGGAACGTAACAATAAACGACGCAGATGCTGCGGCGGTAGAAATACAGGTAAAAGAAAATGAAAATTAAAAAGAATATGACACGATGGGAAAGAGCTTTGGTTGCTTCTCATCTTTCAGCAATTGCTTATATGAATGCGACTAAAGGTCAAAAAGCGTGTAAAGCATTAGGATTCACAAAGGCACGATTGATTGCAAAAGATGGTGCTGAAGTATTAGTAGCATATAGCCCTAGTTCATTATGGTTTGCATTCAGAGGAACTGAACCAACTAAACTAAACGATGTACTAGCTGATCTTAAATTTATTAAACGACGAGCAGAGATTGGTGGTAGAGTACACGGTGGTTTCCAAAGCGAAGTAGATGAATTATGGGATGAGCTAGAAAAAGAAATCAAGAAGAACAATAAGCTAGCTAAACCAAAAGAGTTATATGTCACAGGTCATTCCCTTGGCGGAGGTATGGCAACAATTGCAGCGAGTCGTTGTAAAGCTAGAGAAGTTTATACGTTTGGTTCACCTCGAGTTGGTAATGCACGATTTGTTAATAACCTGGATTGCCCTCACTATCGCTTCGTTAATAATAACGATATCGTTTGTAAAGTACCACCTTGCTTATTCTTCTTTAAGCATGATGGTGAACTCATTTATTTCAACGCCTATGGTAACATTCGTGATTTAGGCGTATGGCAAAAAGTAAAAGATATGTTCCGTGGCATTTGGGCAGGCTGGAAGCAAGGCAAATTCTTCGATATGTTTACCGATCACGGCATAGGTAATTATGTAAATAACCTACAACGCAAAGTAGAAGGAGAATAATATGTCTTGGCTCGTCGCACTCACGTTAAAATCCATTCTTGGTTCAGTCATTGGTAGTTCGTTCTACCAATGGTTCCAAGATACCAAAGGTGGCATCTGGTTTCAAAAGAAGGTCGATCAATTTATGGAATACTTCGCTGAGAAGTATGATCTTGAAATGGCCAAAAAGGATGCCAAATTCCGTAAAAAGTTTCCACTACAAGCAGAACGCTTGGATCAATTAGAAGAAGATCTGGGAATTATCTGGGCACTACCAACAGTTCGCAAAGAACTATCTAAAGAACTTACTACTGAGTTGCAGAATATAGCACCTAGTGGTGAAATGCCTATTTGGGTAGAAAAAAGAATCAAAGATAAATCTAAATAATTGTTGTACATTCACAGTAAGATGTGATATAATATACATAATTAAATGATTGGAAATAATACTATGTCTATACAAGTAACGAAGCGTGATGGCACGTCTCAAGACTTTGACTTGGAAAAAGTACACAAGGTTTTGGAATGGGCTGTCGAAGGGATCGCTGGCGTATCGATGTCAGAGATTGAATTAAAAGCAAACATACAGCTATATGATAAGATACCTGCTTATGATATTCATGAGCTACTTATTAAATCGGCTGCAGAGCTTATTTCAGAGCACACACCAAATTACCAGTTTGTAGCTGCTCGACTTATCTCTTATAAGTTGCGTAAAGAAGTTTATGGTGATTATACGCCATGGACTCTAAAGCGTTTGATTATTGAGAATGTAAGTCGTGGTGTATACGATGGTTCTATTATGGAACAATATGAGCATACAGAAATTGATGAGCTAGATGCTTATATCAAACATGATCGTGACGATTCATTTACCTATGCTGGTATGGAACAATTCCGAGGTAAGTATCTCGTACAAGATCGTAGAACTAAGCAACATTATGAGACTCCTCAGATGCTGTATATGATGGTTGCTGCTACGCTCTTTATTAACTATCCAAAAGAAACAAGAATAAAGTATGTTAAGGACTACTATGATGCGATATCTCTCTTCTATATTTCGTTACCCACTCCAATTATGGCTGGTGTTCGAACTCCAACACGTCAATTCTCTAGTTGTGTTCTTATTGAATCCGGCGATAGTCTCGATTCTATTAACGCAACTTCAACAAGCATCGTAAAATACATCTCTAAGAAAGCTGGCATTGGCGTAGGTGCTGGTTCGATTAGAGCAGAAGGTGCTAAGGTTGGTGATGGCTCTGTAGTTCATACAGGTTTGATTCCATTCCTGAAGTATTTTCAATCAGCAGTTAAGTCTTGTTCTCAAGGCGGTGTTCGTGGTGGCGCAGCAACTGTTTACCTACCAATATGGCACTATGAGTTCGAAGATCTAGTTGTATTAAAGAACAACAAAGGTACTGAAGAAACTCGTGTACGGCACATGGATTATACATTCCAGTTAAACAAACTAATGTATGAGCGTCTAATCAGCGGGGGTGATATTACCTTCTTTGATCCAAACGATACTCCAGGTCTATACGAAGCATTCTTTTCAGACCAAGATAAATTCCAAGAGTTATATGAGAAGTACGAACGTGCTCGTTCTATTCGCAAGAAAACACTACCAGCTTTAGAAGTATTCCAATCATTACTAACGGAGCGTAAGGACACAGGTAGAATTTATGTGATGAATGTAGATCATGCTAACGACCATGGATCATTTGACGCAGAAGTTGCTCCAATTAAAATGAGTAACCTATGTTGTGAAATCGATCTACCAACCAAGCCATTGAAATCATACGATGATCCTGATGGTGAAATTAGCTTGTGCACATTATCAGCAATTAACTGGGGTCTGATTAATCACCCTCATGAGTTTGAAAAGTATTGTGATCTAGCTGTAAGATCTCTTGATGAGCTACTAGATTACCAAGACTATCCAATTAAAGCTGCAGAACGTAGTACGATGAATCGTCGTCCACTTGGTATTGGTGTTATTAACCTTGCATACTTCTTGGCCAAACGAGGAATGAAATACGATGAGTCAGCATTTGAGGAAGTCGACAAATATGCAGAGGCATGGTCATATTATCTCATTAAAGCTTCTGCAGATATTGCTAAAGAAAAAGGCAAAATTCCTTTAAATAATGAAACAAAATACGGTTCTGGAACGCTCCCAATTGATACATATAAGAGTGCGATAGATAATTTAATAGAGCATAGCGAACGTCTACCTTGGGATGCATTACGGTCTCAGTTGAAAGATACAGGTATTCGTAATAGCACTCTCATGGCATTAATGCCAGCAGAAACATCCGCACAAATTAGTAACAGTACAAATGGAATCGAACCACCACGAGCTTTGGTATCTTATAAGCAAAGCAAAGATGGTGTTCTCGCTCAAGTTGTACCTGGTTACCACCATCTAAAAAATAAGTACGATCTCTTATGGGATCAGAAATCACCAGATGGTTATCTCAAGATTTGTGCTATTCTACAGAAATATGTTGATCAGGGAATATCAGTCAATACGTCTTATAACCCTGAACACTTTGATGATAATAAAATACCAATGTCAGCGATGATCCAAGATTTAGTTACTGCTTATAAGTTCGGTCTAAAGCAGTTGTACTATTTTAACACCTTTGACGGTGCTGGCGAGATGAAGGAAGATCTACCTTCAGCTGTAGAAGATGCTGCAAATGTAATGTCTGACTACGACGAAGATTGCGATAGTTGCAAAATATAAAGGAACCATAAATGACAGTATTGAAAAAGAATAGAAAATCACATTTAGACAAGAAGATGTTTCTTGATGAGGCGGTTGATATTCAAAGATTTGATGAGCTAAAGTATCCAGCAATTGATAAGGTAACAGAAAAGCAATTGGGATTCTTTTGGCGACCAGAAGAAGTAGATATTTCTAAGGATAAGAAAGACTTCAATGGATTAACTGAGCATGAAAAGCATATCTTTACTTCTAACCTCAAAAGACAAATATTGCTCGACTCTGTACAAGGTCGTGCACCTAACCTAGCATTTTTACCTATCTGTTCTTTGCCTGAGGTAGAGAACTGGATTGAAACCTGGTCGTTCTTTGAAACTATTCATAGTCGATCGTATACACATATTATCCGTAACATTTATCCAGACCCTTCATTCGTATTTGATGGAATGCTAGATGTTAAGGAAATACTAGAGTGCGGTAAGGACATCGCACAATACTATGATACTCTTATTGAAGCAAATGAGAATAAAGATATTAGTAAGATGGATCATAAGAGAGCGATATGGATGTGCTTAATGAGTGCTAACGCTCTCGAAGGTATTAGGTTTTATGTATCCTTTGCATGTTCATGGGCATTTGCTGAGCTCAAGAAGATGGAAGGTAATGCTAAGATTATTAAGTTTATCGCAAGAGATGAGAACACTCACCTTGCTGGTACTACAATGATGATCAAGAAGCTATTACTAGAAGACAAAGACTTTGTTAAGATTGCAAAGGAAATGGAATCAGACGTAGTAAAACTATTTCAATCAGTAATCGAGCAAGAAAAAGAGTGGGCACATTACCTCTTTAGAGATGGCTCAATGATTGGCTTAAATGAGGCTATTCTAAAAGAATATATAGAATGGATTGGTTGTAAAAGAATGAGAGCATTAAGTCTTCACTGCCCTTATACTGTTCCACAAGCTAATCCTCTACCATGGACACAAAAGTGGATTGGTGGAAGCGATGTACAGGTAGCACCACAAGAAACAGAAATCAGCTCTTATGTTGTTGGTGGTGTAAAACAAGATGTTGACGATAACGTACTTAAAGGTTTAAGTTTATGATTAATATTTACGGAAAAGATCAATGCCCACGATGCGATATGGCTAAGAATATTGCAGAACAAGGTGGTATTGAATATGTTTATAAAAAGCTTGGTGTCGATTACACCAAAGATGAATTGTTAGAAAAGTTTCCAGGCGCAATGTCTGTTCCTCAGATTAGCTCAGATGATACGCCGATTGGTGGATATCCAGAGTTTAGTCGTTGGCTTCAAAATCAAGATAGTTAAGGAGATTAAATGCAAATACCGGGCCAAGTTTCATTAGAGTGTATTAACTGTTTTTCATCATGCGATATTACATTCGAAGATGATCCTCCAAAATTAGTACACTGTCCGTATTGCGGAGCTGAACAAGAAGTCGAAAGGGATTATGAATTAGACTTCAGCGAATAAAATGGATTGGATTTACGAAGGAAAAGAATATAACTTACCAGAAGATTGTGATCACAAACAATTATATGGATTTGTTTATTTGATAACTAACAAAGAGACAAGTCAGAAGTACGTAGGTAAGAAATTCTTCTGGTTTAAGAAGACTAAACCTAAGACCAAGACAAGAAAACGTCGCCAACGCTTATTAGTTGAGAGTGATTGGAAAAATTATTATGGATCTAATAAGCATTTAAAAGCAGATGTAGAAAAACATGGTGAGGGTCTCTTTACTCGAGAGATTCTTCATCTATGTAAAACTCGTGGAGAGTGTGCTTACTTAGAAGCTAAGGAACAATTCGATCGAGGTGTTCTTCTAACCGATGACTATTATAATGGAATCATTCAAATAAAACTTGGTGGTAATGCAATAAAAACCCTGTACAAATAGCAGAGAGTGTGATATAATATACACATTATGGGAAAGATAATAGAGTTTCCTTCGGGAAAAGTAATAGAAAAGCCAAGGGATGAGACAGAAATCCTTAACGAATATCTATGCGAAGCTGTAGACGTTGCGCAGCATCTGATTCTTACAATGAACGATGAGATAGAAAGGCTTATTGAAGAAGATGGCATTGATTGGTTGCAAGGTTTTAATATGAGAGACGAAGAGTATCCTGAAGCAAGAGATGCGCATGTGTTAGTTAATATAATGCACACAATGTTTGTCAGATATTTAGGACTTGACCATAGGTTACAAAAGGATGCTGATAGCTTCTATATTAAGCTAAAAGCATTAGAACTAAAAGATAGAATGGGTGAACCAGAAGAAGATGATATTACTTGATTATAGTCAGATAGCGCTAAGCAATATTATAGTGCAGAAATTAAATGATGAAAACATGATAAGGCATATGATTTTAAACAGTATTCGTATGTACAATAAAAAATACCGAGCTGAATACGGCCAAATGGTTATATGTGTTGATAGTCCAAACAATTGGCGAAAGACTGTATATCCAGCATATAAGGCAAACCGTAAAAAGAAACGCGATGGCTCATCTGATATGGATTGGCCAGAAGTATTTAGAATTATTAATACGATACGAGAAGAGTTACAACAAAACTTTCCGTACAAGGTGATACAAGTTGAAGGTGCAGAAGCTGATGATATCATTGGTTCTCTTACGCTACAAACACAAGAGTTCGGCCAGCACGAACCAGTAATGATTGTATCCTCAGATAAAGATTTTATTCAATTACACAGGTTTAGCAATGTTAAACAGTTTTCTCCAATTCAAAAGAAAATGGTTGCAGACAAGAACCCTCTCACATATATGTGGAATCATATTATGCGTGGCGATACTGGAGACGGTGTCCCGAATATATTATCCGCAGACAATACTTTTGTGGACTCACTCAAACAGACACCACTACGTCAAACCAGAATCGACGAGTGGATCGAGTCTTCAGATAGATTAAGAGAGGTCATGCCAGAAGAGATTTATCGCAATTACCAACGCAATAAAAAACTGATTGATCTAACAGAAACACCTGATGATCTAAATCAAAAAATTATAAATACATTTAACACACA